CCAATCTCCAAGAACTGCCGGTGATGCTGACGAACCTGATCGTGCGTAGCCTCCCACACTAAATGAAAAGGAAAACCTACGAATGATATCTTTTGAAGACTATTTGTGCAACCGAAATGATGCGATTGACAACGCTGCGTATCAGTTAATCTGCGCCATGACCGCGCAAGATCACAACGAGCCGAAAGAAGATGATCCTGCCGTTCCGGATTGGAACATGGAAATCATCGGCGAATTGGTCGATGCAGCGGAGGAGATCATTCAAGAAAAGGCTGGACACACCTGTCACCCATTCTACAGCGACAGTATTCCTTGTTATCAGACTGGAGATTGCAAAAATCAGTATTGCGCTTTCTTACAGACTGGCCCAAAGGAGGGAGACATGTGAAGAAACCAGTGGATTTCGACTGGTATTGCAAGACCAAGAAAGACGTGATCAATAATGCCGCCTACGAACTCATCGTAGCCCTGACGGCCAAATCGGCGCCGCCGAGGAAGTTCGAGTTATCCATTCCTCAACGGGACGATGAGATGATTGCCAATGTTGTAGAGGGCGCTATCAACGCGGTAGAAGCTCAGATCGGCTATTACTGCCATCCATTCTATCAGGAAGCAGACAAGCTCCCGTGCTACCTTGGTGACCTCTGTGATAACCCTCATTGCATCTTCAAAAGCAATCCTGACTACCGGAAGGCGCCGCCTTCTGTGATGGATATGTCCGAAGAGGAAGGGTGTGAAGACAATGGCTGAAGGCAAACAGTATTTCACGGTAAAAGATGTATTTGACGCAACTGTCAAGTTGGCGAAAGCTGATCCTTATTTCGAGCAGTACAACAAGATTTGCGTACTCGACTACGATCTCATTCTCAGAGATTGTGAGGACGGCACACTCTACCGCGCCGAATTCGGCGTATTGGGTGATGTGTCCTATGGTGAAAGCGAAGGGATCTACGGTGACATCTACCTGTATGGTAGCTGGAGCAAAGATCAGAATGATTTCCGCCGCAATCGTGCACGCGTCTATGTACTCAAAACGCTCAACTGCGATAAGGAGTCGTATCTGGCGATCGGCATGCTGGTCAATCTCATCTGCTACTACGCAAACGAGTTTATCTCAAAGCACATGGATCATTTTGATTAAGGAGGAGCTGCATCATGCATAGCAGGATCATCGAGCTCAGCAAAGAGCCCGATTTGAAGCAAGAGCGTATTTCTGAGGCTTCCATCCCTGAATGGTTTTGCAACACGATCGCTGACTACACAGACGCCAATACAGATCGAGATCACGATATCAAGTGGTTCCTGAGTTGTGTTGGAAATTATGTGGATGTCGCCGAGGATGGACAGAGCTTCACATTCAGGCCGAAGGCCAAGCAGATGCACTTTGAAAGAAGTTACCACACGTTCCTCGATAAGGTGTGTGAGCTGACTGGCATCTCTCTGGGCGCTTTTGTTGGAGAGACAAAGTACGATATCGGCATGGCCATGTATAAGCTGAATGATTGCTTCAACGATAAGTTCAGCTTTTATATCTACTTCCAAGGCGAACTGAAGACACTGGATGATTGGATTCGCGAGACTGATCTCAGCGGGTCCTTTTATTTTGGTGGGACACTCGACTATCACTTTTGAGAAGAGGAGCAGCGCATTATGGGAACCTATACCGATTTTACAGGTGCCATCCGCATTACCCCTTGTCTGAAAGAACCGTTGGCGGGAAGATTTCGTCAGTTTCTCGGCATCCGGCATATGAAGCGTGATGGCAAAATACTGGAAGCCCTTTTCCCAACATTGGAAGAGCGCAAAGCTGTCACGCTGTTTGGTGATGGAGATTTTGGAGAGGATGGTGCATTCTTCCTGCCCATCCATACGAGGGATCTCACGCGCCGCATCTGTTTGGACGAACGCCATGCGGAAGGGCTCACAGATGAGCGTGACATGAATATGACGCCCGGCCCCTGCCCGAGCCTTTATTGTGATCTGGAGCTTCGGAACGATCCTGACAACGGACACTCCTATCTTGGGTGGAATGAGGCTGAAAAGGCCTACTACATCACGGATTGGATCGGGTGCATTGCTGAGTGGCTCTCGAAGCTTGGCTATCACCTCGATGGCAAGATGTTCGCTGTGGTCGAGGGCGGCATGTCCTTCTACACGATCACGGTGGATGGCGACAAAGTGACTTCTGAGGAATTCATTCCGGACGCAACCTATGTGGATGAATTCTACGCATGTGAAGAAAGTGAGGATACCTGAAAATGGAAGATAATCGCATTCAAAACCAGATCGCGATCTACATGACCAACAAGAAGCTCTGCGAGTTTACGGACAAGCTCAAGCCGGCACCGATCGAGTACTATGCTCATATGCATGCCCAGGGCGAGGAGCAGGCGGATGGTATCCGTGCCTACTCTTGCATTGGTGTTGTGCTGCAGGATTACTCCAACGGTACTGGCGACAAGACCGTTCGTGTCACAGCGAATCTCTCCCCTGGATTTTTCCCCTTCGTTCTCAGCAGAATGCAGAACGATCTGGATCGCTTCGATTTCACAGAGGATAAGATCTTCGGTGAGCCGGACGAGCATGGGCTGAGTACGGTGACAAAGCTCTCGGTCAAGCGCGCGTCGGTTGGAACCGATGGAAAGCCCAGGAATTATCCTTGGTGCGTCATCGTGGAAAATGGACGCGCTGTCAAAGAGAAAACCGCAACAGGCGGCACCCACATCAAGTCGGGTACCTACCAAAAACAGCGGTCCGTGTTTGTCAACATCAACGATCTGGACTTCTTCAATCTTGTCTACCGCACGACACGATTCATTGAGTCGTGGGAGTTGACTTACGGCCCGAAGCTGATTCGCGACGCCAGAAAGCTGCTGAGTGAGCAGCGCGCGGCGGCGCAGCAGTAAGGAGGTGCAGTAGGCATGAAGAGAAATTGCGAGTTTATCGACCTTGGCGAGTTTGAGATGACTTCTCCAGTCATGCGTGTCAGCGATCCCTGTTACGAGCGCGATGTATGGTGCTGTGGCACCGTTGACCATTGCAAGCTCGGGACTTGGGAGGCAGGCGTCCTGAAGACGGATGAAGGCGAATGGGGCACACGCTGTGCCGTCCTTGCCGTCCGTCATAAGGATACTGGTCCAGATTTCAATGTGATCCGCTTAGGCAAAGTGCGCAAAGTGGCGTGCAAATGTGTCGAGCAGTCATTTGAGGTCGGCGTTGATTCCGGACAGGCAGGGTTCTTTGATGATGCGTTCTATCAGAACGATACGGTTTTTGAGGAACTGCCTGCACCGGGTTTCGCTATTGGTGATCTCTGGTATCGCCATGTGTGCGACATCACACTCAGCAAGATGTCAGCCGGCGTGTTGCCTTATGGTGCGGTCTCATCGTCCGGTTTCGGCGATGGCGGCTATACCTGCTATACACACGCTGATGAGAATGGGGTAATTGACTTTGCGTTCATTGTGTTTATTTGAGGAAATAACCGTTTTTTGCAGGGGGAGTGCTTCGGCACTCCCCTGCCCCGTAGAGGAGGTGCATAAGCCATGATCTCAAATTGGGACTTTTCACTTGTTTTAGCCATCAGTGAACTGCTTGTTGATCCACAGCAGCCAAGCAGTCTGCTGGATATCAAACTGCATGCTTTTCAGAAGGTCAAAGATCTGATGCTTCAGTATGAAAAGCGCGGCATCCGCCGAGATCTTCTCGACGTCATTTTGGATAAGAAATGCAAGCTGATCTTGAAAGCAGAGACCGCGAATGAAGTAAAGCGCGCATCCGAACCGCCAAAGCCAGTGTACAACTATGGTACCTGGCGGGAAGATCCATTCTCCGTTCCGGAGGAGGAGCTTGCGATGTGGGCGATCATTTCGCCCAACAACATGCTAAGCCAACCGGCTCAAGAGCGGTACATGGATCTCTTTACTCGCGTGTTCGGAATCACGAGGGAGCAGCTTACAAACGGCCCGCTCCCAGACGTGAGGCTGGGGGTGCAATAGGATGGATTTCTACTTCGGAGTCGATCTTCTCCATCACCTTCAAAGACACTATGAGCAGCGATTGTCCCTTGCTCTTTCCAAGTCTTTCAATCAGACGGATTCCCGCTACTATTGGCTCTTCAAAGAGCTCGAGTGCCGCGTAACAATGCTCCGAAAGCTTCTGGTCATGATATCCGCTTTGCCGGGCTTCATGTGCCGGCAGACGGAGGAGCAAGTCTTTGCGATGGTAGTCAGTTCGACATCCTCTTGGTTTTCTGATGACGTGCTTGGAGATCAGCCGAAGGACGCTGCGGGCAACTGCTCCTATTACCAGGAGAGTAATCCCTACTGGGTCGATTATCAGCTTGCTATGGATCGCTTTACTCCGGATTATGACTACACGAATTTGGCGGCATTCTACGTCGATCTCGTGGAGTATCTCGTGATGACGGTACGCCTGTACTTCTTCATTCGCGAGCAGCAGTTCCGCCCGATCGACCGTGGCAAGTTTGACGAGTTAGTCGGGATCCAAGCTGTTCTGGAGAAGCCAGCCTGAAAGAAAAGGAGTATCTGATGATGAATAAACAAGAAATGCAAGCGTTTCGCGAACTCTTCAGTAAGTACTGTAGACAAGAAATCAACAAAGGGCACTGTGAATCTGATGGCTGCGAATTTTGCTCTGTTAATAGTGCATATGATGAAATCTTCAACCGTTTCTCCGATGACGAAGAAGATGACACGGATGAATAGGAGGGCAAATGGAACATGACGGCCCAAGAGTATAATCATGTCTTTCTCCCGCGAATCAATAGAGCTGAGGAGTTTGTTGAGCTTTTTGAAAGCAGCATCGAGCACATGAGTGAGACGCGGGTTGATAAAGATGAGGTTCGTAAACAATTCCGAATCCGAGGTTGGTCGGAAGAAACGAGACAGGTGATCCTGGCCGCGCTTGAATACTACAAGTGCGCAGAAGGGCTTGCGAAGATAAGAGGTTAGGTGGTGAAAGGATATGAAGTCACTCACCCCTGAGCAGCAGGCTTTTGCAGAGGAGCATCATGGTCTCCTTCTTGACTTCATGGCAAAGCACAGCCTTGGGGATGACTACTACGACCTCTTGGCTAATCGGTACCTGAAAGTGGTGGTACGATACCTGTCGGAGGAAGCGCTGCGTAAGTACAGCTTCTCCACGGTGGCTTGGTACCATCTGCGTTCAGAGCTATCGAACTATGCACGAGATCAAGTCGGAAAACTGCAGGAGATCCCAATCGAGTTCTATTGTGAGATCCCTGCACCTGAAATTGCTCCGATTGATGATGGCCTCTGGCGTGCGATCGAAGATAACCTCACCTATAAGCAATTTGAGGCGATTCAGTTCCGCAACCAGGGCTACACCAATCGTGAAATTGCTGAACTATGCGGAGTCGGTCGCAAAGCGATTGAAAAGCGCTTTGCCCGGATCCGCAAAATACTATCAGATTATAAGGAGAATTGAATTATGAGTCACTTTTCTGTTTGTGTTATTGTTCCTGACGATGGCGTTGTCAACAACATCCATGCCAATAATCTGGAAGACCACCTGATTCCTGTTCTGGCACCCTTCGATGAACAGACAGAGGAAGAGAAGTACCGCGAATTCGAAGATCGCACGGAAGAGGCAAAAGCCGACTTTGAGAATGACACCATGCGTGTCGTCCGGTTCCCGGATGGCAGCATCCACTCCATTTACGATGATGCCTTCAACAAGTTCTTCTTCGTTGAGGAAGACAAGATCTATGCGTTCGGCCCAAACCGGGACCGAAAGAGCAAACTCCAGACGGAGGAGTCTAAAGCGCTGGAGTTGGTGACAGATTACCCCGTCAAATCGTGGTATCCCTCATTCGAGGCTTATTGTGATGAACATCGCGGCTTTGTGAAGGCTTCAGATGGACGATGGGGCTACACTTGCAACCCCAACGCGAAATGGGACTGGTGGCAGATCGGCGGTAGATTCCCAAATCGATTCTTAGTTCCGGAAGGACTTCAGGACTGCATTCCTTCTGCGAAAGACGATGATGGCGAATCTGCTATCCCTCCTGAGGGGTATCAGTATGCCGATGCCGCATGCAAGAAGGATATCTGTTGGGATGTCATGCGCAAGATCGCTGTCGATACGGTCGAGAAACGGTATCAGAAGTGTGTAAAAGCATTCGAGACCAAAGACCTTACCGATTTCGGCCCTCTGTGCAGGATCCTTGATGAGGGCATCTCAGCCTGGGGCGAAATGCTGTATCTGAAAGGTGAAACTCTGGATGAGTATAAGGCGCGGAAAGGCGCTACCGATCTGGATCGATACATGTGCCATACCTATGCATTTGTTGATCGCAATGGAGATTGGACCGGCTCCGGTGATATGGGCTGGTTTGGGATCTCCAGCAACGACAAGGACGAGCGAGCTTGGAACGATGAGATACAGAAGCTCATGAATGAGGCGAAAGATGATGACTTCCTTGCCATCGTCGATTGCCATATCTGATTTTTGAAGAAGACCCGGAGACGAGAGTTGCAATAGCACCTCGTCTTCGGGCCTTCGCATTATGTATGAAGGAGGTTGTTTAGAATGGCTCTTACCTATGTGTGCTCGCCCCTCTCTGCCCCTACACAGGCTGAGATCATGGTGAATGCCCAAAGAGCACGCACGTATATGACAATGTGTGAGCGGGAGTTCGGCTGCCGCGCAGTTGCCCCGCACGCTTATTTACCTTATCTGCTTGACGATTCCAACCCGGAAGAACGAGCACTTGCCCTATCTTTTGGCGCAAGCCTGCTTGCCCTGTGTGATCGCTTGGTCATCTATGGCGACCGCATCAGTAGTGGCATGAAGGAGGAAATCCGAAGAGCGCGGGAATTGGGGATACCCATTCTCAATCGGCAAACGCAGTTGTCAGATGGTTCATCCGATCCTGTCATTGTTGGCCGGTACATCAACGGGATATCCCTGAATGGGCTTGAATACCTGAAGAACGACGCAGATGAAGTGATCTTCTTTGCAGGTGTTGAAGCGGCAAAGGTGTACCTGCGTGAGCATGGTGTAACCGAAGACGAGATGGAAGATATGGTCTTCCGAAAGAGCGTCGGTACCTGCTTTCGCTGCGGAGATCCACTCTTCTTGAGTGACATTCCAGAATACACTTGTCAGTGCTTCCGCTGTGATGAAGACTTCTACTCCATCGAGCAAGATGTTGATTTATGATCAAAGAGAGGACGATACGTTTATGAGTATCAATCGTGGCGATATTTTCTATGTCAATCCGAGCGAAACGGTCGGATCCGAGCAGCGATCTGGTCGGCCGGCCATCATCGTCTCTAATCCGCTGTGTAATGAGCACAGCCCTGTTGTAGAAGTCGTGTACCTGACCTGCCAGTACAAAAAGCCTATGCCAACGTATGTGCGGATTGAAAGTGCCGGCAAGCGCTCGACCGCACTTTGCGAGCAGATCTCTTCCGTCGATGTCAGCCGTCTTGGTGACTTTAAAGGCCACCTGACAGACCGTGAGATGGCGCAGGTAGATGTAGCCCTCATGGCTTCTCTTGACCTGCACCCGATTCCGCGTCAGGCGAAAGTAAGACCTGTCGGGCCGGATGTGGATGATGCCGCATTGGCTCTCATTGCGCTGCGTTTTTTAGAGGGTTTCCTCCAGAAGCGCTGCGGTGTGACGGTTCAAGACAGGCTTTCGATTGACCTACTTGGTCAGAAGAATGACTGATGGAGGTGTACCGTGAAAGGCTTCTATGAGAAATTGCTGGACGGTAGGATCGTTGATCGACCGCCATGCATTCGCTGCCTCCATCGCAACAAAATGACCGTGGAGGAACCTTGCTACAGCTGTATAGACCTCATGGATTTGAGCCTCCATCGACCGAACGTGGAAACGGAGTTCGCGAGCTTCACCCCTGCAACGGAGGTGAACCATGAAGAATGACGAATTGACTGTACGCACCCCATTGGGGGAGCTGGTAGTCGGGATCAAAGCGGATCCCGACTACCCTGGCATTTCGGTTGCTTTTCGTGGCGAAGGAATGAACGACGTCTTCAATGAGGGATTGATCTGTCTCGCATGGATTGAATACTCTCCGGAGAAGTGTCTCCTTCAGGCCATCGTTTATGGTGACGGGAATGCAGATGACTACACACAGCTCATCGAGTTCAAGAACATTTCAGATCAGGACAAATAAGATACGGAGGTAAATGATGGGTACAGCAAAGCTGATGACGCCATTATTCTATGATGGCAACTATAATGTGGAAAAGAAACGGATGAGAGCAGTTCTGGAGCGTGAGGTTTCTAACGGCGCCGTGTCGTACCGCCTTTGGCGTAGCGATGGCAAGCCAGATCTTGAGTATCCGAGAGCCGCAAACGATGCGTACATTCTCCATGTGGAGGTCAATGACCATCTGGTTCCCCTCCGGATGACGGACTATGCCTTGGTGAATCATTGTGGATTACTTCCCGCAACGGTTGCCTTGTATGGTTCCGAAGAAGGCAGAAAGGAATATTTCAAACACCTGAGGGATTCTGGTGCCGCAGGCACAGGATCTTTCACGGAAGCGATGGCACGCGAGACGGAAAAGATCATAGAGCTTGGTAATGATTCTGCTCGTCAGGCGAACTACATTAAGAGTGTTTTAGATCAGCATGTCGCTGTATTTCTCGACGCAAAAGAAAGTGACGGCAAGAGTTTCCCCGACTTCGTTGGGGCCCTCATTCTGGATGAGATCCCGTCCTGCCTTGCGCTGAGAACTAAGTATCGTGCGTATAAGCAGGAGGAAGCGCTCAAGCGGCAAGCCGAGCAGGAAGAACAAGATCGCGCTTTCTGTGAAGAACGGAACCGCAAGGCTGAGCAGATGATTGACTTGGCCATTCGCACTATTCGTGGCGGCGGTACGCTCAAAAATGAACCTATCAGCCTTTACAAAAGCCGCTATGATTCCAGCACTTATTCCATTGTCAATCACATCATGCGCCGATATCAAGTCGATGTGCCACTTCGCACGCAGGGCTGGATCAATGATAAGCTCATCAGCGTTACAATCGAAAATGGCAAGTGTGAGCATCTCAGATATAGCGTTCCAAAGGTGCGCAGTGCTCTCAAAAAATCTTTGATTGTATGCACGAGCTAATTCTGAAGGTCTGCTTAGAAACGGAGGGCTGAGAGATGGAATACCATTGGTATGAGGATTATTGGGCGATGCCACGCAATCTGCCGAGAGGTCATGAATTCTTCATTGGTTATTACCAGACGCAGCGTGCGATCCATCATCATGTGGCATTCATCCACACGGATCAGTCCTGCTTCCTTTCAACACATCTCTTTGATCAGGGATATCGTATTTTTCTGCACTTCAAAAGTGGTACTGTAACAGAAGTTGGTCGCGGTGAAAACCCTGCGTTACCGGTGAGGATTATCCGCGAGAATATGAATTTGGAAGCACCACTCTTAGCTGGATTGCTCGGGAAACTGACCGAATGATTAGCGGAAGTATTTAGCCAACAAGGGTATTTTCCTTGTTTTGAAAGAGAAGCAAATTAACGAAATTGTCTTTATCTATTTCTACAAATCTAACACAAAGCAAAGGAAGTGAAGTACCTGGGGTGCTCCACTTCTTTTGTTGTTCAGAAGGAGCCTTGTCCGTATTATTGGACAAGGCTCCTGTTATGATGCGTACTGTAACAAAGGAACGTACCTTATAGGAGGAGAAACATATGGATCTATTCGATTTTAACCACGATGGCGAAGTGAGTGACCTCGAGCGCATCATTGGACTTGCCGCAGTTCTTTCTGAGACCAATCCAGATGTAGAAATCTCTGTGAATGTGGGTGAAGACGAGGATTATGAAAGCATGACTCACGATGAGTTGGAGGAACGTCTGGATGAACTTCGCGCCCAGCGAGGCACCCTAGAATGCGAGGAACCAGATGACCTTGATAGTGAGGCATACGAAGAGTGGGAAGAACAATGCGGATAATGTACAATAAGTTGCGCAAATTGAAAATCGCATAAAAGAAGACATAGCTTGCAGGCTCTGGTAGAATGACCAACTACAAAGAGAACATCAGACTTCATAGTCTGGGTCTCAACAAAACGCGCATCGCCGAGAGCTGTGGCTGCGCCCGGAGCACCGTCATCACGGCATTGCACAAGGCTGAAGAAAGCGGCCTCTCGTGGAATGCGGTGAAGAACCTTAGCTCTGAGGAAGTGGCCCGTAAGCTGTACCCTGCCGCATCTATGGGGCAGCAGTACAGTATGCCGGACTACGAGTGGGTCCACAAGGAAATGCAGAAGAGCGGCGTCACGCTCAGCCTGCTGTGGGTGGAGTATTGCGAACGGTGCCGCCAAAACGGTGAGCTCCCCTACAAGTCCACGCAGTTCAACAAGTACTACGCCGACTATGTTCACAAAACGAAAGCGACCATGCACCTGGAGCACAAGCCCGGTGAGAACCTCCAGGTGGACTGGGCCGGTCAGACCGCTGGGATTACGGACACGGACACCGGCGAGCGCCTGCCCGCCTATCTCTTTGTAGCAGTGCTTCCGTACAGCGGCTACGCCTATACGGAAGCGTTCCTCGACATGAAGCAGGAAGCATGGATCACAGCTCATGTTCATGCCTACAACTATTTCGGTGGAGTCACCCGAATCCTGACCCCGGACAATCTCAAGACCGGCGTCATCAAGAATACCCGCACGGAGACCGTCCTGAACAAAGCCTACCAGGAAATGGTGGAGCATTACGGCACCGCAATTATCCCCACCCGTCCACGGACACCGAAGGACAAAGCGTTCGTGGAGGGCTCCGTTGGCGTTGTATCCACTTGGATCCTTGCTGCGCTGCGAAACCGTCAGTTTCTCTCCTTGGATGAACTGAATCGTGCAATCTGGGAAAAGCTGGCTGACTTCAACCACAAGCCGTTTCAGAAGAAAGATGGCAGCAGAGCCTCTGACTTTGAGGAAGAAAAGCTGTTCCCTCTGCCGCTACCGCCAAATCCGTTTGAGCTGGCAGAATGGAAAACGGCCACGGTGCAATATAACTACCACATTTCAGTGGATCGCATGAACTATTCGGACCCATACGAATACATCAAACAGAAAGTGGATGTACGACTCACCGGCTCCGCTGTAGAAATCTATTTCTGCGGTACCAGAGTGGCCTCCCACCTTCGGCTGTATGGCCGCCCCAATCAGTACAGTATGCTTGAGGAGCATATGCCTCCGGAGCACACCGCTTACCTCCAATGGAACAGTAAACGGTTCCTTCGCTGGGCGTCCTCTATTGGCGAAAATACTGCCGCTGTTGTGCGAGTATTCCTTACTGCTCACAAGGTAGAGCAGCAGGGTTACAAATCCTGCATGGCCCTCCTAAAGCTGTCTGACCACTATTCTGTGGTCCGCTTGGAGGACGCCTGTCGAAAAGCTCTGACCTTCACCCCTTCTCATAGCTTGAAAAGTGTACAGGCTATTCTGAAGTCTGAGCAGGACCTGCTTCAGACGGAAGATGTGGATCCAGAACCTGTGCCTCAGAAGGCCCACAGGTTTACCCGTGGTGCTGAGTACTACAGAAGGGGGAAGAAATAATGTTCAGTAACGAAACGATTCGTAAGCTCAGAGAGATTCGCATGGGCGTCATGGCAGAGCAGCTTTCTGTCCAGCTGGAAGACCCGCAGTTCCGGAATGTGCCCTTCGAGGATCGGCTCGCCATGCTGGTGGATGCCGAATGGAGTGCTCGGAAAAGCAACCGGCTCACTGGCCTGATCAAGAAGGTCGGCTATGCAGATACACAGGCCAGCGTGGAGAATATCGAGTAGATTGCCGAACGGCATCTGGACCGGGAGCAGATCCTCCGCTTGGCATCCTGTTCGTACATTCAGGAGGCACGAAATGTGATCATCCTGGGCGCTACCGGTGCTGGAAAGACATTCCTGGCCTGTTCCCTGGGTGTGGCGGACGCCGTTCGGTATCTCCGGCTGCCGGATCTTCTGGTGGAGATCGCTGTAGCCCGGAGGGATGGGACCTATCGGGAATATATGAAGCAGCTGAAAAAGGTGAAGCTGCTCATTCTGGACGAGTGGCTGCTGTACCCGCTGAAGGAGGCAGAAGCCCGGGATGTACTGGAGCTGGTGGAAGCTCGGAACAAGGTGGCGTCCACCATCTTCAGCTCCCAGTATGACACCAGTGAGTGGCATGAAAATCTGTATGATCCAACTCTGGTGGACGCAATCTGCGACCGGATCATCTACAACGCGTACACGGTTCAGATCGAGGGCGAGTCAATGCGCAAGCGCATGGGTATGACAGAGTAATTTCCCCGGCGGCCGGGTGCACCATGTGCCCGGCCGCTGTGCACCATTTGGGCGGTGTCCGTAGACCGGCGTGGTGGTGCACGCACCACGGCCTCGGTGTAGGACCAGCGGAAAGGGTGTCCGTTTTCAGCGGTCAGGGTGTCGGACGGCTAACGGTCAGGGTGTAGTTTTCGGCCGGCATATTCAGAAGGACGCGCTCGCAAAGACTGCCGCTGTCATAGTTTTCTGCATCGCGATCCTTTGAACCCCGGATTTCCCGAATTGTCTCTTTGAGATTCGTACTCGGGCGTGTTGTATACTCGAAGATGAGATCGTCCAGTTCGTCATCATCTACTGCTTCTGGGTGATACACTTCGGGCATCTCCTGTTTGCGGAACCCTTTGCAAACTCGCTCGATGATTCCTCGAATGCGCTCAGACTTTTTCGACAAGCTGAGGAATCTATCGTTCCTGTACGAAAGCGGAAAAATTCGGTACGATAAAAAAGTATCGGAGGAGAGGGCAGTGTTAAAGGAGGACTTTGGACAGAACGTGAGGTACTATAGAAAAGAGAAGAAGTCGACCTTGGAAGCTGCGGCGGAACTATGCGATATAACCTCTGATAAGATCACTCGTTTCTCGTTTGAAAGGAACTTACGTGTTTTTTGCTAAATGCGGTTTTGAGACTTGGTTGTACAACCTTTTCGGAACTGCAACGGGGTTATTCCATATAACGATTTGAATTTATCAAAAAAATGACCTAAATTGTTAAAACCACATTCAAGACACAGCGTTGTTATGGGAATATCTGTTGTTTCCAGCAATAATGCAGCTTGTTGTAGCCTATATGTATTGATATATGCCATAGGTGTTTTTCCCAGATACTTCTTGAAAAATCTGCAAAAATACTGTTCATTCATATTGGCAATTTTGGCTAAATCCGAAACATAAAGCCGTTTTGTGTAATATTTCCATATGTGCTCTACCACTTTTTTAATAATTTCATAATTGTGATCCTCAAACTTTGGCTGGAGGTGATTGCCCACAGACAGATAACCTAAAATTTTTATATAGCTCCCATAAATAATGTTTTGCGCCCCTTTATCCTTGATTAAAATCTGTCCGGTAGACAAATCACTATATCCTAGTTCTACAAATTCTGAAACAATATCTTTATATTGCTGCTTTATTTTTTCAAAACATTGGCTGCCCTGTCGCAACATTCTGGGCAGGACAACGTTGCCATTGGCAATTAAATACCCTATTTTTAACCCCGTGTTACTATATTGTTCTGTGCAAAAGCTTCTACTGTCTAACACAAGTGCTGATTCACGACATGGTATTTCCCATGTAAGCATATGGGGCTCTCCAGAATTTACGAAGAAAAATATTTCTTCAGTCAAATCATAAATTTCTGTTCCAATCCGAATACTGGCTTTTCCAGATTCGAAATAAATTATTTCAATCTCATCGTGCCAATGATACTGCATAGCAGTTAACGGATCGTCTTCTTTTCTTTGATAAAGGCCACAAGGAAAAAGCTCCGTACCATGTATTCGCCTCTCTTTTAAAGTTATATCTTCGCATTGCATTTTAGTTGTCACCCCCCTAATTATGCCTTACCAATCTTATATCTACCGTTTAATAGTTGCAAAAATCTATGATAGAAACATCTTTTCAGATTGCTAACCGTTAAGTGCCGTTATTTCAATGGTTTGAGCAGTAGTAAGATGTGGTTGAAAGGGTAGAAATGTAGGTAAGTCATATATTATTCCTATATTATTTCTACATTGACATTCCTACACAGAATACACCCTATTTTATTTTTTCGATTTCTTCCTTCAGCCAGTCGAATTCTCGCTGGGTATAGACCTTTTCGGTGATGTCGGATATCTTGTGACCGACCATGTATTTGATTGCATATTCGTCAATACCGGCTTTCTTTGCGGCCGTGACAAAGTGCTTTCTTCCGTCGTGAGGACGATGCTCCGGGTTAAGATTAAGCTCGTCACGGATCATCTCAAAGCCGGCCTTATAGCGTTGATAGCTCATCATCACAGTCTTACCGCTGCGCTTGTCTTTGCAGTTGAAGAGATACGGGCTGCCGAATTCTTTGGCTTTATTGTAATGTCGCTCCACGAGGTAACGAATTTTTGAGTGGATAGGTACGACGCGGTCTTCACCAGCTTCGGTCTTGATGCCGCCTTTGAAAGTGCCATTCTCAAGGTCTACATTGGCAAGCTCAATTAGGCCGAGCTCTTGTGGACGCCATCCAGAATAACACTGAATGAGTATCACATCAACGAAATTCTTATCGTCGACATGCTCCCAGAGATTTGATATTTCTTCGTCCGTAAAAGGTATATGCTCTTTCTTGACTTTCTGGATCTCTTTGATCGTTTCGTCAGTCAGCTTGAATGTGCGCGAGTAGTTTCTGTCGACGATCTCATATTCCAGAGCATAGTCGAGCATCAGGTTGAACAAGGACTTGATCTTGTTCTTCATGGATGCGCTGGCGTGCTGCTCTTTCCCTCTGACAATGGCAACACCTTCTTCCATGCAGCCTTTCACATGGCGGGCACGGACATCCATCACTCGCATATCGTAGACAGCCGAGCAATACTTCCAAGCTGAAGTAACGGCTCGTGAACTGCCATCCGATTTAAGCGTCTTGAAATACTCTTCCGACCACTTGTCGTAAAGCTCTTTGACGGTGATCGCGGCGCCGAGGTCATAAGGATTCTTATTGTATTCCACGAGCGCTGCATATGCGTCATTATAAGTTGCAAAATATGAGTCAGGCTTGAGCGGTTTGCAAATTGGCTTGCCGTCCTGAGTCTTTCCAACCGTAACCATTGCCCGAAAGGGATTCCGAAGGTTGCGGTTTTTTATTTCGCTGATTTGGCCAAACCCGTTCGGGAGGCGTCTTCGTTTATTGTTTTTGGCTCTCGGTTTTCGCTTTACTGACGGTTTCATTGGATAGCCGCAATGAGGGCAAGCCGGAGCCTTGTCGCTTACCTGCAATTCGCATTCGGGGCATTTTACAAGCATTAGTTGCACCTCCATAGTTGATTTGTCCTTTGTAATCATATATTATGGTGTAGGAGTTGTCAAGATATTCCTACACTTTATTTTTTGATGGAGCGATGTATATGATTACAAATGATGTATCAACCTGCCCCAAATGCGGCGGCGATTTGAAATACTATGACCGTGTTACTCGGATTGTACGGACGAAAGGAAGAAAGACCTGGAAGATCCCCATGCGGCGGCTTCAATGCACTCGCTGCGGTTCCGTTCATAGAGAGCTTCCCGAACTGATATTTCCGTACAAACAGTACGAGGCTGAAGTCATCATCGGTGTTTTGGAGGGCTTCATCACCTGCGAAACCATCGGCTTTGAGGACTATCCCTGCGAAATGACGATGGTCCGATGGCAAGCTCAGGACTGGACCACCGAGGTTGTTTTAACAAAGCGCAGTTGCTAACTTAGAATAGCCGTTGAAAGGAGGTAAACGCCAATGAACGAGCAAGAGTTCCCTCAGGGGTCTGTCCCCGTGGCTGTTGCGGCCCGTGTGTATGGCAAAGATGCTTCATGGGTCCGCGCCGGCATCGTCTCAGGGTGGCTCCCGATTGGCAAAGCCACTCGCAGCGGAAAATTAGTCACCACCATCGAGGAGATGGATTCACGCTATGGCCGTATCAATTTTTACATCTCCCCAAAGCGTCTCTACGAGGAGACAGGATTTTTGTGGAAAGGAGAACGACAATAATGGCAACGGAAATCCGTCCGGAGCTGTCTGAGAAAAATCCATACTGGATTGGCAAGCACCGGTATTACGAACTGAAGCATTTCTGCCTCCAGTATCCGATCTGGAAGAAAGCCTACAATGCTCTGCTTGGCCTAAGCAGCCGTCCGAACGACCTTGATATTTTCGTCAAGAGTGGCCAAGTACGGAGCGATCCAACTGCAAGGTGTGCGGAATCTCGCGTATCCTTTGCCAAATGGATGGAACTGGTCGAGCAAGCTGCCATTGGTACGGACGGTGACCTCTATCCTTATATTTTGCGAGGGGTCACAGAGGGTCTTTCCTACAATGCCTTGAAAATGCAGTATGCCATCCCCTGTTGCCGCGAGGTCTACTACAACTTGTATCGGCGGTTCTTCTGGCTGCTGAGTAAGGAGCGTGATTGAGATGCGGATTGTGAATGTGGCGGTCAGACAATGCTACCGCTTCAACTGCCCGAATTGCGGGAGCAAGCTGGAAGCTGACAGTGACGAGCTGGTCGATGTCGGTGGAAAGACCAGTCGGTTCTGGTGTCCTGTTTGCCGAGAAGAAAGATACATTCCGTGGTCTTCTCTGAGAAAACGGACGGTCTACGAGGACAGTTCCGCAGATTAAGCAAACCCCTTTATGGAAAGGAGTGTTTTTCTATGGACACTATGTTTGAAAATTTAGATTTTCGGTTTGATAAGGAAAATAACGACGAACGACCTTTTATAATTGCTTGTAAAGATCGAGAAATCATAGATGGGGAACGTTGGGTGTTGGCATCTTTATCGACCGATGAAGCAAAAAGATTACTCAAGTATCTTGAAGAACACATTGCAAAATAAAGAAGATTGAGCCGTTGTCAGCGGCTCTTTCTTTTTTATATTTTCCGGCACGCGGGTAACTGGATCAGATGCTAAATTGGTATCTGGAAAATTGCCCGGGGTAAAAATCTGAAAAATCATTTTGGAGGTATGACATGGAACTCATCATTGGCATTGTTGTCGGCATTATCATCGGACTTGTAGTCGGAACGCTTATATTTCGGCGAAGGTACATTCCCGTCGGCGATCTTCGGATCGACCGTTCTGACCCGATGAGCGAACCATTTCTGTTTCTCGAATTGGGCACAGATGTGCGAACTATTTCTGGCATGAAAACCGTCACACTCAATGTTCGCAACGAGAATTTCCTCCCGCACGAATAACACCCCCTATTATGGAGCCAACTTATCGAAAGGAGAAATGCAATATGGCAGAAATCAAGAAATTGCTGGATGATGCAATCGAAACCGAGATCAACAATCTCAACTCGGCATCTAACAAGGACGAGAAATCGGAGGTCATCAAGAACCTTGCAGCACTGCACAAGCTCCGTATCGAAGAGATCAAAACGGAAACTGAAATCGAGGAAAAGTCGGAGCGTCGGGCCATGGATAAAGCAGCCCATGACGAAGACGCGACACTGAAAGCGTTTCAGCTTGACGAGAATACGCTCGATCGGTACGCGAAGATCGGCATTGCTGCGGCGGAACTTGTATTGCCGCTGATGTTCTACGGCGTTTGGATGAGAAGAGGACTGAGATTCGAGGAAACGGGGACATTTACATCCCAGACATTCAAGAATCTGTTCAATCGCTTCAAGCCTACTCGAAAGAGTTGAGCCAACAGGCGTTGAGAGTCGTGTAAAAAACACGCTCTCTTCGCTTTTTTCGTAGATTTTGCAGGGCGCTTTATGGAAAGGAGATACCGAAGAGCTCTTTATATCTCTCGACTTAATACCGGGGGTACTGTATAATAGCAGATACTTCCAGATTAACAGGAGGTAATGAAAGTGCGCAGAAAAGGTAGAAAGGTTATTAAACCGGCAGGTAGTGAATTGATGGACTACCTGAATAAGGGATACGCCATCTGCAACAAGTGCGGAGCGGTGATGGATCGGAAAGAAGATCCTGAAGGCGGATGCGATATTTATGCCTGCCCGTCCTGTGGATGGGAAATTGAGGAATTGGATTATGAGTACGAGAGCGCAGACGAAATGGAACTCGGACTCGATGAAAGAGGTGACGAGTATCTGATCTTCAGGGACGACATGCCGCCCGCAGGTTGTAAAGCTTGCGGTGGTCCCTACCCTTACTGCAAAGCGTCATGCAAAATGTTTGACGACTAAAGCATTATCAACGGAGGAGGGCCCTGTAACAGGGGCTTTCCTCTTTTTGTTTTGGAGATGGAGATGCGATACCACTATGAAAAGCCTACAATTTATCTGTCGATGTACGGAAAGCGTTATATTTGCAACCATCCGGTCTACGATAGCTGCACCCTGTTTGAAATCGGAGATAAAGGCCTTGCCGTGATCCAACAGCGGTATGATGCCGAAACCAAGTCCACATTCTGGACAGAGGTGGATGCATGGCTGACCGATGCCCTCTATGTTCACCCGAAATTCAAGGAATTCTTTGATGAACGGGCCGGAACTTGTACGGACGGACTCTGGCCAACTGTAACGATTCGGCAAATCATGTGGGCGCTGAAAATGAAGCCTTTGCAAAAGCAGCGTTGGGAAACGGTCTTCGACCGCCGTGATATTTAGCGCCAATCCAGCAGCCCCTATTATGGATACCAATACCTATGAAAGGGGTTAGGAGTATGGATGAGATGAAGATTCAATCGAAATTCATGACAGGACTTGTATCGAGGATCGTAAAGAAGGTACTTCGGACAAAATTGGGCTGTGAAGTAGATATTCAGCTCAATGAGTTCCGGACGACAGTCATTGACGATAAGACTCATGTCCATCTGGATTTGGATGCGGACCTTACGAAAGAAGAACTTAACAAACTATTGAAGACTATTGGAATCTGAGAAATTGAGCCGTTTTTATGCGGCTCTTTTCTTTTTCCGCAGATTTTGCAACTCATATTATGGAGAAACAGTTAGCTCGGTGGTAGAGCGCTTCACAAAACCAGTGAAGAGGTGATCGGTTCGAGTCCGATACTGCTTCTTTACTTTTTATTTTGGACGAAAGGAGAAAGCATGAACATCGAGCAATTTGAACTGATCTTGTGCGACATGTACACCATGGATGCATGGTCGCCTCCGCTTCTCTGGAAATGGAAAAAAGAGTTCAAGGAGGCAAGCACAAAGCAGTGGGCGATCAGAGAGCTTGAGAACTACATTCGCAAGCGGCTCCATCATCGCTCCGATGGATCGGTCGACGAATTTATCAGATTCACAAACGAGTTCGCAATGAAGATGGCTCGCTATTCAAATCACTCAGGAGAGAACCAAGAGATGCACGAGATCTTTCAAACTGCCAGTTCGGTCGCTGCTGATATTTTAGATCTCTTAAATGCAATGAAATGAAAGGAGAATTCAGATGAAACTCGACCCTAAGATTGGGAGGAGCTTGAAGAAGGCGTCTCCCACCATTCTGACATGCATCGGAGCCGCTGGCGTTGTGGCAACCGCGGTTCTGGCTGTCAAGGCGACTCCGAAAGCGGATAGTCTTATCAAGGCTGACAGCAGGCGAAATCACGATGGCGACCCTTATGCTGCAACAAAGCTCGAAGCTGTCAAATCATGCTGGAAATGCTACATACCTGCTGCGGCCACTGGCGTCGCTACGATCATCTGCATCTTTGGGGCGAATACCCTCAATAAAAAGCAGCAGGCGTCTCTTGCCAGCGCCTATGCGCTCGTAAACAGATCCTATTCTGACTATAAGCATAAATTGAAGGAACTGTATGGCGAAGATGCTCACAAGAAGATCATGGAGTCCATCGCCGCAGAGAAAAGCAGTATGCCGCCTATTACGGCTACCGGAGGCTTCTCCAATTCATCTTTGGAGTTTGAAGATGCCAACGAGGAGCAGCGGCTCTTCTACGACAGCTTCTCCAAAAGATATTTTCAGGCAACCATAAGCCAAGTCCTGCAAGCAGAATATCACATCAACAGGAATATGGTTCTCGGCGCGTTCGTAACTCTGAACGATTTCTACAACTTCCTTGGAATAAGCCATGTCGAAGGCGGAGATGTTGTTGGCTGGTTGCTGTCTGATAGCATGTACTGGATTGACTTCGATAACTCGAAGGCTATGGTTGATGATGGACTGAGCGGAGAGATTCCGTGTTATGTCGTCGATGCCATTCTCGGCCCTCAACCTGAGTCTGAGTGGGATTATTGATTTCCCGCAAAAACTACATCGCCTATTATGGAAAGGAGGTCATGCTTTATGAACCAGAGAAACATCTTTAAGCTGCTGTCCCTTGCGGGAGTCGTCCTTGGCGGGATCGGAACATTGTTATCCGGCTGGGCCGACAACAAGGAGCAGGAAGCAATTATCGAGGAGAAGGTAAACGAAGCACTTGCTGCCAGAAACGAAGAGGAAGAGTCCTAAACAGGGCTCTTCTCTTTTTTCGAGGTGAACTCATGACAAATGATGCGGCTGTACAAGCACTTATCGACTATCTCAACGAATCGGATGAACCAGAAATCTATTGGCCACGCCATCACTTTGAAGAATCTTGCTTTTCGAGATGGGCGGCATGGGAGATGATCGAGGCAATTATGGATCATCCTATGGAAGATCCGGAAGATGTGATCGAGGAGTTCACCATGAAAATGGTGCTTTTCTCATCAATAGCAGATGGTACGAATGAAGGTCGGATATTTTCGATTGCCGCTGATTTCGCCGATGAATGCTTGACACTATTTAGAGAGGAGAACTCAAATGACAAAACAAACTATCATCGAGGCGTTGAAAAGCGCCCAGAAGTCAATTAAAAAGCACAGCCCTGAGATCCTCACCGGCATCGGAATTGCCGGGATGATCGCCACCACTGTATCCGCCGTTCGAGCAACGCCCAAGGCTTTGCAGCTCATCGACGCCAGAGAAATCAAGGAAAACCGGCGTCTGAGCAACAAGGAGGTCGTTGCCACCACATGGAAGTGCTATGTTCCGGCTGCTGTTACAGGCGTGCTGTCCACAGCCTGCCTTGTAGGCGCCAGTTCTGCAAATCTTCGCCGCAACACTGCTCTTGCAACGGCTTATTCCATCTCCGAAACGGCTCTCAAGGAGTACAAAGAGAAGGCTGTTGAGGTAGTCGGCGAGAAAAAAGAGCAGGCGATTCGTGATGCAGTTGCCAAGGAGACGCTTACGAAGCACCCTCTTGGCGAACGCGAGGTCATCATTACCGGAGGTGGCTATATTCTCTGCTTCGACCCCCTTACAAACCGATATTTCAAGTCCGATCGCGACCGCCTGATGCGTGCTATGAATGAACTGAACAAACGAATGCGCGACGAGATGCGTGTTTCGCTGAATGATTTCTACGATGAGATCGGTCTGAGCGAGGCTGAGGTCGGAGAGCATCTTGGGTGGGACATCGACAACGGAAAAGGCTACATAGACCTCGATTTCAGCACACAGTTGGCTGATGATGGAACGCCTTGCCTTGTCGTCGGTCACAACCACCCGCCTATTTACCTTTGGTAAGCGCAGATTTTGCATCTCCTATTATGGAGAACCAAACAACAAAAATTACTTTTGAAAAGGAGAATTTTACTATGGAAGACAAGAGAATGAACGAGATCGAGGAAATCGAAGCTACGGAAGTCGACGAGACTCAGGACAGCTCTCATGCTGGTGCCTTGCTCGCCGGTGTCATCGGAGGTTTCATTGCTTACGCTGTGATTGGCGGGGCGAAGAAGCTGCGGGTGATCATCGAAGAGAAGGTCGCTGCGAAGAAGCTGGCTGAAGCCGCTAAGACCGACAAGGCCGAAATCGACTCGGCAGATGAGGATTCCGAGGAAAACTAAGAAAAGTAAATTGCGGAGTTCTACAAGGGAGAGTGCCAATAACAGGGCGCTTTCCCTTTTTTTCTTTTTATCAAATTTTGGAGGTGCACTAATGCCTGAATATCCTGATAACTCGCATAGCGCGAGAGAAAACACAAGTCCTCCCTCCAAACGGGTGGAGAAAGTCGTCAACGGCACAGCAAAGACCCGAAAGCAGAGCGAGGTCAAGAAATTTGCCGGAATATTCATGCCTGATGAAGTTGGCGATGTTAAAACCTTCATCATCACAGATGTCGTTATCCCCGGTTTGAAGAACGCCATCGCCGATGTTGTCAGCATCGTTCTCTTTGGTGAAGCCGGTCGCATCGGAGGCAGGAAGAACGCCGGATCAAAGGTATCGTATCAGCGCTACTATGACGATCCTCGCCGAGATGATCGCCGGAACTACAATCAGCGGCCAAGACCTGTTGCGGGGTTTGAGTTCGACGATATTATCTTCGACAATCGCGGAGATGCAGACCTCGTCCTCGATCAGTTGGAATCTGCTATTGCCAACTATGGCATGGCCAGCGTGCTGGATCTCTATGACCTCGCCGGACTTACTTGCCAGAATTACATGGCTGATAAGTACGGCTGGACTGATATTCAGAGTGCCAGAGTTGCCAGAACGAGGGACGGCTACATCTTGCAGCTTCCCAGAGCAATCCAAATCACCTAAAAAGAGGTGCAGCCATGTACGGATATTTTGTCTCAAGCGGGTACAGAGGCTTCGTCGACGGAACATGGATGCTGTTCCCGACTGAGTCCGAGTATTACGAATACATGAAAGAGCTCGAAAACTGAGCTGAAAACTACAATTAAGAAAGGATTTATTACCATGAAAGCTAATGAAATCATGACTTCCGCAAAGCGTACCTTCTCCAAGGTCGGCTTTGGGCTCCAGAAGAAGAGCCCCGAAATTCTTGTCGGCATCGGCATCGTAGGTGCTGTTGCAAGTGCCGTTCTGGCCTGCAAGGCTACCACCAAGGCAGGTGCCATCGTTGAGGAGTCTAAGAACTCTCTCGCTGATATTCGTGAGGCCAAGGAAAACGGCGTAACCAAGGCCGGTGAGTCCTACTCCGAAGAGGATCACAAGAAAGATCTCGCCATCGCCTATGTTCAGACTGGCGTGAAGTTCGCAAAGCTGTATGCCCCTGCGGTCATGCTCGGTGCAGCTTCTATCGCCAGCATTCTCGCAAGCCACAACATCATGAAGAAGCGCAATGTCGCTCTGGCGGCTGCTTACGCTGCGGTCGATAAGTCCTTCAAGGATTATCGTGACCGCGTAATCGAGCGTTTCGGCGAACAGGTTGAAAAGGAGCTGCGCTACAACATCAAGGCACAGGAGATCGAAGAGACCGTCACGGACGACAAGGGCAAGGAAAAGAAGGTCAAGCAGAATGTGAATGTCGCCGGTGAGAACTGGGATGGCTCTGACTACGGCCCTTACGCAAAAGTGTTTGATGATACCCACTCCGATTGGAAGCAGGACCCTGAAATGAACCTCTTCTATCTGCGTGCTCGTCAGGCTCAGGCGAATGATATGCTCAAGTCCCAGGGTCACCTCTTCCTGAACGAAGTTTATGATATGCTCGGTTTCAAGCGCACCAAAGCCGGCGCTGTTGTCGGTTGGATCTATGACGACAAGAAGCCTTACGGCGACAACTTTGTCGACTTCGGTATGACCGAGATTCGTCGTCACGATGCTGATTCGGACGAGTACAAGCGCGCGTTCATTCTGGACTTCAATGTTGTCGGCGACATCACTTCCAAGATCGTCGACCACCAGAATGACTATCTCGCATGAGGACAAGCCGATGAAAAAATTGCTTATCTGCCTTCTTATCTTCGTCGGGGCGATTTTCATATCCTGCAACTTTGTGATAAACGCAACGACGACCAAAACGGTTCCGGAACAGCCTATGATTCAGACGGAACCTCTCTCTCTGATCGTCGAGACATCTGCTCCATCCACTGATATTTTACTGGAGGAAGAGCCCGAACCAGAGCCTTTGGCTACGAGGGAGGAAATTGAGCTTCTCGCTCTCTGTGCTATGGCGGAAGCAGAGGGCGAATGCGAGCATGGCCAGCGACTGGTCATTGACAGCGTTCTCAATCGTGTGGACGATCCGCATTTCCCGGATACGATCTCCGATGTCATCTGGCAGAAAAACCAGTATGCAGGTATGTACGGCGACCGTATCACCCGCTGCTATGTTATGGACGAGCTGGTAAAGCTCGTTGAAGAAGAACTGGAAAATCGTACTGACTACGATGTCGTGTTCTTCAATGCGGGTCATTACAGCGACTATGGAGTTCCTATGTTCCAGGTCGGCAACCATTACTTCTCAAGCTATGATTAAAAGGAGGAACAATTATGAAGAAGATCATGCTTTCCCTGCTCTCTTATACCCTGGCGACTGTGTCCGGCCTCTGCCTGGTGGGCGGAGCAGCAGTCCTCAGCTACAAGGAGTGACTGACATGGAGGGAATTGCGAATTTCATTTCCATGCTCGACTATGTTCTTGACACAAAGCGTAAGCGTCACATCACCGGCGGATTGCTGTTGAGTGGCGCTTTACTCTTTGGCGGTCTGGCTATGACCGTCATGAGCATCCGAGACGACGAGGAGGACGAAGATGAGTAAAGCATCCACCGGCTTTGCCTTTGTGGCAGGCCTTACTATCGGCGCAGCAGGCGCCTGGTACTATCTGAAGGATAAATACGCAAAACTCGCCGAGGAAGAGATTGCCTCGGTCAAAGCAGCATATGCCAAGCGCGAGAAACCGACAACGGAAGAAAAAACTGTCTCGGTTGTAAATGCTGCCAAGCACATGGATAAGGGTAGCATCACCGAGTACACTCAGCGTTTGCAGGAGGCCGGTTATAAGGACTACTCCAGAACAATCGACGAGAAGCCATCAGGCACGCCCGGTGAAGTTCCGTATGTCATCTCTCCTGATGAATTCGGAGAGCTTGAAGACTATACGAAAGTCAGCCTGACCTACTTCGCTGATGGCGTCTTGGCTGATGAGTGCGGTGAAATCGTTGATGATGTGGAGGAAATCATCGGCGATGGGCTGGACCACTTCGGCGAATACGAAGACGATTCGGTGTTCGTAAGGAGTGATGCAAAGCGCTGTGACTACGAGATTCTCAAGGATCTGCGTGATTTCAGCGACTTCAAGAAGAAAAACTTTCCTCCGAATAATGACGAGGAGGTCTGACCTTGACCAAAAGCGAGCTTAATGATCCATATTTCGAGTGGATGTACCGGCTCGTGGTCGACGACCGATATTCTAATAAGTCCTATCGGCGACTGTTCTACAAGCTCCACGACACGGAGTTTGCATACACGATCCCGATGGACGGCAACCGGGCCGAGGATGGCATCGAGCTTAGGTATCGGTTCGGTCGCGAGCAAGGCTATCGTGATGCTGTAATTGCCAACTGCCTTGATATTCGGCCTTGCAGCATCCTTGAAATGATGATCGCCCTTGCCATTCGATGTGAAGAACACATCATGGAGGACCCTGATATTGGCAACCGCACCGGACAGTGGTTCTGGAGTATGCTTGTCAGTTTGGGCCTTGGTTCTATGAGCGATGTTCGGTTTGATCCTGTTCGGGTCGACGAGATTCTCGACCGTTTTATGGATCATGACTACGCACCGGATGGTAAGGGCGGTCTGTTCACAATCCGTAACCCTCGGTTTGATATGCGGTCTATGGAAATCTGGTATCAGATGAATTGCTATCTTAACGAGATCATTAGAGAAGGGAGTTTAACATGAATACGATCACGCATGATATTTTCGTGACGGTCATGCCGTCTAAGAATTTCTGCAAGCAGATGCAGCGGCAGGCTCGCAGCACGAAGATGTTCAAGTTGCTTGCGGTAGGGGCGATGGTCCTTGCCGCAGCAACCGAGGTTGAGCGCAGGAAGCTGGAGGAGCAGGTCTATCAGCTCTCTGTTCGAGTAAAGAAGTTGGAGCGCGGCGAAGGAGAATAATCAATGTTAGACTTCTTGGTGATTGCAACGCGCAGTGGCAAGCGTGGTATCATCGAGATCTATCCCAAGTTTATCATCAAGAAAAGCAGCGACCTCATGATTAGAGGCGGCGATTTCTACGCTATCTGGATTGAGGAACGGGGATTGTGGTCGACTGATGAACAGGATGCGGTTGACCTGATCGACCGCGAACTGGACCGATACGCCGAGGAAAACTGTAAGCGTTTTGATGACAATTATCGAGTCATGCATATGTGGGACGCGGAAACCGGAATGATTGATACATGGCACAAATATTGCCAGAAGCAGATGAAGGACCAGTTCCATATGCTCGACGAGAAACTGATATTTTCAAACAGCAAAACGGGGAAAAAAGACTATGCCAGCAAGATGCTGAATTATCCGCTTGAGCAGGGTGATGCGAACTCTTATGACAAGATCATGAGTGTTCTGTACTCTCCTGCCGAGCGGCACAAAATCGAATGGGCCATTGGTTCGGTCGTGTCCGGTGACTCCAAGAGGCTGCAAAAGTTCATGGTGCTTTACGGCGCCGCTGGTACTGGTAAGTCCACGGTGCTCAACATCATTCAGCAGCTCTTTGATGGTTATTACTCTGTATTCGATGCCAAGGCTCTCGGTTCTTCAAGCAATGCATTTGCGCTGGAGGCGTTCAAGACGAACCCGTTGGTTGCCATTCAACATGATGGCGACCTGTCCCGTATTGAGGATAACACGAGACTTAACAGCCTTGTTTCGCACGAGCTAATGACGGTCAACGAGAAGTTCAAATCAACTTACGCCAACCGTTTTAAGGCTTTCCTCTTTATGGGCACAAACAAACCGGTTCGTATTACGGACGCTAAATCCGGTCTGATTCGACGTTTGATTGATGTTTCCCCAACAGGAGATAAGGTCGAGCCGAACGAGTACAAGACCATCATGAAGCACATCCCGTTTGAACTTGGCCCGATTGCTTACCACTGTCAAGAGGTCTATCTGGAAGATCCCGCTTACTACGACGGTTATATTCCGATTGCTATGTTGGGGGCCTCCAATGACTTCTACAACTACATCGTTGATTCCTACCCTGTCTTCAAGCGTGAAGACGGAACGTCCCTCAAGGCTGCTTGGGAGATGTATAAGACCTATAATGAGGAAGCAAAGGTCTCGTACCCCCTCAGCCAGCGAGCATTCAAGGAAGAGTTGAAGAACTATTTCCATGACTACACCGAGCGCTTCAGTATGGAAGATGGCACTCGTGTTCGGAGCTATTACAGTGGCTTCAGAACTGAAAAATTTGAAAAGCAGACCATCATTGATAAGCCGGAGCCAACAACTCGGCTGATTCAGTTTGATGGAACGGCATCCGCATTTGACAAAGATTGTGCGGACTGTCCTGCTCAATATGCCACATCTAAAGAAACGCCCTCGCAGAAATGGGAAAAAGTCACGAAGACTCTTTCGCAGTTGGATACCTCTAAACTCCACTATGTCAAGGTGCCTGAGAACCATATTGTCATCGACTTTGATATTCCGGACGAGAACGGCAACAAGTGCTTTGACCTGAACCTGACGGAGGCGAGCAAGTGGCCTCCGACCTATGCCGAGGTCAGCAAGGGTGGTCAGGGCATCCATCTACATTATATTTACACCGGCGATCCGACAAGGCTGAGTCGTATCTATGACGACCATATTGAGGTGAAGGTCTTCACTGGAAAAAGCTCGCTGCGCCGGAAACTCACTAAGTTCAACAACCTACCTATTGCAACCATAAGCTCTGGGTTACCATTGAAAGGAGAAAGCAGCATGGTAAACAACAAGGTGGTTCAGAGCGAGAAAGGGCTTAGGGTTCAAATCAAGAGAAATCTCAACAAGGAGATTCACCCTGCAACTAAGCCCAGTATCGACTTTATCCACAAGATTCTGACGGATGCGTATGAAAGCGGCATGGTTTACGATGTTACCGATATGCGCAATGCCGTCCTGGCCTTTGCCGCCAACAGCACCAATCAGGCAGAGTATTGCATCAAGCTCGTTAATAAGATGCCGTTCAAATCTGCCGATGCCGCCCCTGCGGCCAAGAACGAAACCGCTGACCTCGTCTTTTATGATACCGAGGTGTTTCCGAACCTTTTCCTCGTGAACTGGAAGTTTGCAGGAAGCGCACAACCTGTGGTTCGGATGATCAACCCGACCTCTGAAGACATCGAGGGCCTGATGAAGTTCCGACTCATCGGCTTCAACTGCCGGCGGTATGATAACCACATTCTTTATGCTCGCTTGATGGGCTATACCAATGAGCAGCTTTACAACCTGTCTCAGCGGATCATCGGCAGCGAAAAGAAATCCAAGAGCAACAACTGCTTCTTTGGCGAAGCCTATAATGTCTCTTACACTGATGTTTACGACTTCTGCTCGAAAAAACAGAGCTTGAAGAAGTGGGAGATTGAACTCGGCATCCACCATCAGGAGCTTGGCCTTCCGTGGGACCATCCTGTTCCGGAGAGCATGTGGCAGAAGGTCGCCGAGTATTGTGACAATGATGTCATTGCTACGGAGGCAGTATTCAATGCCCGTAAGGCTGACTTCATAGCTCGTGAGATCCTGGCCGATGTGGCTGGAATGACCGTCAACGATACCACGAACACTTTGACCGCAAAGATCATCTTCGGTGGAAACAAGAAGCCGCAGGATCAGTTTAATTACCGCGACATGGGTGATGCCAGCCAGATTTGCAGCATGGACGATCTGCCGTTCAAGTTTGGGCCGGAAGAATATGACAACTATACGGCGTTTGACAAGAAAGACCGTCCGATCTTCCCTGGTTACAAGTTCGACAAAGGCAAGTCTACTTATCGCGGCGAAGAAGTCGGCGAGGGCGGCTATGTCTATGCCGAGCCTGGTATGTACGGAAATATCGCTCTGCTGGATATTGCTTCTATGCATCCCTCAAGCATCATCGCAGAAGATCTCTTCGGGCCGGTCTATACGAAGCGGTTTCGTGAGATCCGTGATGCTCGTGTCGCCATCAAGCATAAGGAGTTCGACAAGGCTCGCAAGATGCTGAACGGTGCTCTGGCAAAGTATCTGACGGACGAGAGTGCCGCCGATGCTCTGGCGCAGGCGCTAAAAATCGCCATCAACTCCGTTTACGGTCTGACTTCGGCCAGCTTCGAGAATCCGTTCCATGACAACCGTAACAAAGATAATATCGTCGCTAAGCGCGGAGCCCTGTTTATGATCAACCTCAAGCACGAGGTTCAGAAACGGGGCTTTGTTGTTGCTCACATCAAGACGGACTCTATCAAGATCCCAGACGCTACGCCTGAGATCATTCAGTTCGTCATGGACTACGGTAAGATGTACGGTTATATTTTCGAGCACGAAGCGACTTATGATCGCATGTGCCTCGTCAACAACGCCGTTTATATTGCCAAGTACAAAGATGGTAAGCACGCCGGTGAGTGGACAGCCACGGGCACTCAGTTCCAGATCCCGTATGTCTTCAAGAAGCTCTTCTCGCATGAGGAGATCACCTTCGAGGATATGTGCGAGACGAAGTCTGTTACAGGGGCGCTCTATCTGGATATGAACGAGAGCTTGCCTGATGTGAGTGCTTTGGAGGATGAGTATGCTAAGTTGTGGAAAAAGATTTCCGATACAACGAAGCTGAATGAGCCAATGGAGGCAGAATGTGCTCGTATCGAGGAACTTACAACTGAAATCGAGAAAGGTCATGACTATGTCTTTATTGGACGAGTCGGACAGTTCTGCCCCATCAAACCCGGCTGTGGCGGCGGTCTTCTGTGTCGCGAGTCCGTTGACAAAAAGACTGGCGAAAAGAAGTACGATGCCGCCGTTGGAACGAAAGGCTATCGCTGGCTTGAGTCTGAAATGGTCAAGGAACTCGGAAAGGAAGACTGCATTGACCGGAGATACTATGATGCTCTCGTTGATGCCGCGGCCACTGATGTTTCCAAGTATGGTGATTTCGAGTGGTTCGTTTCCGAAGATCCGTATGTTTCTGACACACCGCCTTGGTTCGGTCCCGGAGAACCCCACGAAGAAGACAATACACCGTTTGATGTGAGGTAATTCTATGGAGAAAAACTTCACCAAAGACGGTGCTCGTTGGTTTACTTGCAGGCGATGTGGACTGAGAAACTGCGAGAACATTTATCAGTGGAAAAAGAAGCCGCAGCCTATGAAAAACATCTGCACCCTCTGCATTGAAAAGGAGGAACTGGCACACAAAGAAGCTCGGGAACGAGTTCATTACAGTCCATTCCAATATCTATTTTAACAGTTGAGAGGAGTCTAATTATGATTCGCAAAGCTATTGACAACATCATCATTGAGAACGCTCGCATTATGTTCCCGAATTTCTCCGGCAAGGAAGAGAAGTACAACCGCGCCGGTGATCGCAACTTCTGCGTTATCATCGAGGACCACAACGATGCTCAGCGTCTGATCGAAGACGGCTGGAATGTCCGCGTGATGCCTCCCCGTGAGGAGGGTGACGAACCTCGCCACTATCTCCAGGTTGCGGTGAGCTTCAAGAACTTCCCGCCCAAGGTCATCATGGTCACCCGCCGCAAGCAGACGCCTCTCGATGAGGAGTCCATCGGCACGCTCGACTTTGCTGAGATCCGCAATGTGGATCTTATCATCCGCCCTTATAACTGGATCATCCAGGAGGGCACCAAGAACGAGAAGAGCGGTGTGAAGGCCTACCTCAAGACGATGTATGTCACCATCGAAGAGGATGAGTTCACTGAGAAGTATGCTGCGAGCGAGTATCCACAGGAATAAACATTGCGGGACGCTGGTTAGGAGGTAGCCGGCGTCCCATTTCTGTTTAAGGTGGAAACGTTTATGTGTGAAAATTTCAATCGTGTTTTTGTTTATATGCTACGCGAGTTTTTGAAACAGACAGATCCTAAAACAATTCGCGGCGTTTCAAAAGAACGTATGCTCATACAAAAAAAACCAACACCTACCGATTTTCAAAAATATTCCGTCCAAAGATGGGCAATTTCAGAACTTATAACAGCGATTCTTGCGAATCCGTGCAATTCAGCAGAGGATACCGCATATCGACTCGCATTAACCTTCTATAAATGTGCGTATGCTGCGGTTGATTCGAGGATGTATGAGGTATTTCATATCGCAGCAGAGTTTGTTGACAAGGAAGTTATTGGGTTGTTTAGAAACAATCGAGGAATATATCCTTGATAAAACAACTTATCGAAAGGAGAAGCCAATGCCTTTATGGAAGCCCGCAAAAAAGAAGAAAACGGCTCATGCAAAGAAAGAGCCGCCTAAACCATATACGCCCCCTGATATTCCGAAATTTGTTCAACAAAGCGAGAAAACAAAAGCCAAGGAAGAGAAACGAGTTCCTCCCGAAAAAGCGTTCATGGATACTTTCCGACAGCTTACGAGCCGCCATCGGTCTATTGATATTTGGCGAGACTTTGTGGTGATGTCCGCATGTTCGTTTTCAAATGCTGTCGACAAGACACCGTTGCATTATCCCAAGCGTGAAAAACGTTACCTGCAAATCATAAAGAAGTATCGTCCGGAGGAACAAAAGTTATTTCCAGAACTACTCGCCCACCTCGTCATGGCCATGGAGGAAAATCCAGAACAGGATTTCCTTGGAGAGCTTTATATGACGCTTGAACTCTATGACAGTCGTTCCGGTCAGGTGTTTACACCATATCATGTCTGCCAGATGATGGCTGATATTTCTATGGGCGATACGCTTAAAGAGCAGATTGATATGAAGGGATATGTCACGCTCTCTGATCCATGCTGCGGAGCTGGAGCGACGATGATCGCAGGTGTAAACGCGGCAAAAAAGCTACTGGAAAAAGAACATCTCAACTTCCAGAACCATGTGCTGGTGTCTGCTCAGGACATCGACGAACTCGTTGCGCTGATGTGCTATTTGCAGAAATCGCTACTTGGCGTTGCCGGATATGTTAAGGTCGGCAATTCGCTTACCGATCCGATCACAGATGGTGACTCTTTGGAGAACTACTGGTTCACGCCTATGTACTTCAGCGATTTCTGGTGTACGCGACGAATTATCCGTAGAATGCAGGATATTTTGGAGAGTGACCCGAAATGAGTATCAGTCTGTACGATCATCAGCGCAGCGCCCTTGAAAAAATGAAGAACGGTTGCATTCTATGCGGCGGGGTCGGTTCCGGTAAATCCAGAACTGCTCTCGCCTATTACTATCTTCAGCAAGGCGGAAATCTTGACATTCCTGATGCGCCGATGAAAAATCCGCTTGATATTTACATCATCACCACTGCACGCAAGCGCGATACCTGTGAATGGGAGGACGAGTTGGCTCCGTTCCTGCTCTCAACCCATGAGGACTGCAATTACTACAAGAACAAGGTCGTCATCGACTCGTGGAACAACATCAGCAAGTACAAAGATGTAAAAAATAGTTTCTTTATATTTGACGAGCAGCGTGTCGTCGGCTACGGGGCTTGGACAAAAGCATTCCTGAAAATCGCGAAGGTGAACAAATGGATCTTGCTCTCAGCTACCCCTGGGGATACCTGGCAGGATTATATCCCCGTCTTCATCGCAAATGGGTTCTACCGAAACAAGACCGATTTCATCGACCAGCATGTGGTTTATGACTGGAGGTCGAAGTATCCAAAGGTTGACCGATACCTCAACACCGGACGGCTGATCCGTCTGCGCAATCGCATTCTTGTGACGATGGAGTTCGAGCGGCACACCACATCTCATCATCAGGATGTGCCTGTTTCATACAACATTCCGCTCTACAAAGATATTTCTCGAAACCGCTGGAACCCTTGGGAAGACCGTCCTATTGAAACGGCTTCTGAGCTTTGTATGAACTGGCGCCGCGTGGTGAATTCGGACGAGTCCCGCAGCGTGGCCGTGTTGGAGATCATGGAAGATCACCCTAAAGTCATCATCTTCTACAATTTCGACTACGAGCTTGATATTCTCAAAAATCTTGGTTACCCCGATGGGACTGAAGTCGCTGAATGGAACGGTCACAAGCATCAAGAGATCCCGACCGGCGACAAATGGGTCTATCTCGTGCAGTACACGGCCGGCTGCGAGGGCTGGAACTGCATTACCACTGATACGATCATCTTCTACTCGCAGAACTATTCCTATAAGGTCATGGTTCAGGCTTCCGGACGGATTGACCGTCTGACGACGCCATTCAGTGACCTTTATTACTTCCATCTAAAGAGCTTTTCCGGCATTGATCTGGCGATCAGCAAGGCACTCAAGGAGAAGAAGAACTTCAATGAGGGTCGCTTTGTTGGGTGGTCTACTGCGCCGATGCCGAAAGCTGCATGACATGAAAAGGAGAAATTATGAATAACGCAAAAATTATTGCTGTCGACTTCGATGGCACTTTGGTTGAAAACAAATGGCCTGAGATCGGTGCGCCGATTGAAAAAAACATCGCCAAGGTTAAGGCCGAACAGGAAGCTGGCGCCAAAATTATTCTTTGGACGAACCGCGTCGGCGAACCTTTGGAAAAAGCACTCTCGTTCTGCAAGGAGCAGGGCATCCACCTCGATGCTGTCAATGAGAATCTGCCCGAAATTATCAAAGCATTTGGGACTGACTGCCGGAAAATCTTCGCCAATGAATATTGGGATGATCGCGCAGTCTTGATGTCCGAGAAAGATATCGGAGAATTCTCTGACGGGTTCCACACTTTCAATTCCCTCTATCATCAGCGGCTCATCCTCTTCGCAGCCTTGGTTAACACTTTCCCGACGCTTGCTTGGAAATCCCACAAGCATTCGGATGGCGAGGCTCCCTTTGGAGGAGGCTGGTTCATCGTTGGCGTCGACACGCCAAAGGGGCCCTATACCTATCATTACGAGGACAAGGACTGGGGCCTGTTCCACTGCAAAGAGGTGGCCACTGCCCCTGAGTGGGACGGCCATACCGATAAGGATGTCGAGCGGGTACTTTCCCTTTCCGATGATGAGAGTGATTGGGCGGCTCGTGAAGTTGCTCTTGCTTCTCAGAAAGAACGCGAAAGTGCCGAAGATAAAGACGACTGGGATTACGGTGTTGCGTGCTATGAGAGTGCCCTCAGAGCGTATCGGTCTTTGGAACGCGACGGCCACTCCGGCATGAGCATTCAGATCACCAAGAGCATCCTGAACCGCCTCATCGACGGCAAATGCCTTACCCCCATTGAGGACGATCCTGATATTTGGACTAAGGTCGAGTTTGGTGAGAACGATCCTATCCAGCACTTCCAGTGCAAGCGCATGAGCAGCCTGTTTAAGGATGTCGCCGAGGACGGTACGGTCACTTACTCGGATGTCAACCGTGTTCAGCTCATCAACAAAGAAAGCCCTGATATTCCGTTCAGAAACGGCTTCGGTACTCGCCTTATCGACAAGATGTATCCGATCATGCTTCCGTACTTCCCGGCGGACAAGAAGTTCAAGATCATCGTCGAAGAGTTTCTGACCGATGAGAAAAATGGCGACTTCGATACCGTCGGCTATCTCCAGCTTATTCTTCCTAATGGCGAGGTCGTTGACCTGAATGGATATTTCAAAGATGGTCCGGACGGCATGGTTCGCATCGAGCAGGCTGAGTACGAAGAGAGAAAAGCTAACCGGATCGACAAGAAGTAACCACTGATATTTGAAAGGAGAAACCTAATGAAAAAAGATACCAAACTCATTCTCATTGTTCTCGCTGGCATTTTGGCGATTGTCCTTCTTTGCGTTTTTGCTGTGCAGGGCACTCAGAACAAGGCCTTTACCTTGGAAGAACAGGTCAATACTGCACAGTCTGATATTCGCGTCCAGGAAAAACGGCGAGTTGATTTAGTCTACAACCTCGCCGACTGTGTTATGCAATATGATAAGCACGAGGCCGAAACTCTAACTGCCATTGTAGATGGGCGCGGAAGTTCTGGAGATATTGAAAATGTTACAACGGCTATCACTGCTGTATCCGAGGCCTATCCAGAGCTCAAGGCAAACGAAAACTATAAGGAACTTATGAACGAGCTCTCCATCACCGAGAACCTGATTGCAGAATACCGCAGTAATTTCAACAAGCAGGTCAAGGAATACAATCGCTATGTACGCCAATTTCCTGCTCGTCTCTTTCTCGATATTCTCGGTTATGAAATGCAAACCTATGACTACCTCGACTACAATGCTCCCGTTGATGCTCCGCAGAACCTATTCGGAGATTGACTATGCGTAATTTTGAAATTACAAAAAGAGAAGTTCTGGCCAGTATCTCGATTATTGCCGTCATGATACTGGTCGGGATTCTTATTTCGGCAAAAATAACGGAACGTCAAATAGATAGAAATGAGGTCTATAACAAGGCGGTCAAAATTGATAATCAAGAGATGTTTTCCTATGGCATGAGAACAAACGTCGGGAACGCATTCGTCTACGGGACACTTCAAGCAGTTGACCCTGTTTCTTATCCAGAGATTGACGGCTCCTATATGTATGTCGAGAAAATCAAAAAGCTCTATACGATGCATACTCGCACAGTTGCACACACGGATGCAAACGGAAACACTACATATACCATCGAGACCTATTGGAGTTGGGATTATGCTGGAGAAGAGTCAAAAGCAGCATCGACTGTTTCTTTCTGCGAAGCTACTTTTCCAATCTCCAAATTTGAACTACCCGGAACGAGATACATTGACACCATATACGAATCCGGTCACGTTCGGTATGAATATTACGGTATCGGCATCACACATACAGGAACCATCTTTACAACCCTTTCTGACAACACTATCTCTGATAACAGCCAATTCTATGAAGGTTTAACCATTGATGAGACTGTTGAAAGACTGGAAAAAGGCGTTAACACTGTTGTGTTCTGGATATTTTGGATTATAGGAACCGGCGTAATAGTTTTCAAATTCTATGAACGAGAAAACGAATGGCTCGAATGAGGGGCTATTTAGAAAGGAGAAACTATGCAAATTTATATCGGCGAACGGCAAAGCGGCAAAACCATTATGCTCATCGAAATGTCTGAAAAGACAGGTGCTACCATCGTTGTGGCTACCTATCAGATGGCTAAGTATATTCGGTTACTCGCTGCTCAGATGGGTAAGAAAATTCCTGTTCCCATCACGGTGACGAACTACATCTGTCTTCTCGCAAGCGGCGGCCTTGGTAAGAGCGAGAAGTATCTCGTAGACGAGCTTCAGATGATGCTCTCTGCTATGAATGTCGAAGCTGCTACGGTTGACTGCGACTGCATTGAGGTTCTTCGCGGCCAACAGAAAGAAGGTTTGTAATGGCTGGAATTAAAATGAATATTGAGTTTCCGACGCGCCTTTGCAAAGTCAATGGTAAGCTCGGATATTTTCACCGTTGGGAGCAGTGGAGCAAGGTTGTCGACGCAAGCCCTCTTCGTGGAGGTCATCCTGGCGGACAAAACGGGCAGGTTTTTGGAATTGTTGAATTCGAAGACGGCGTTCGTCGTGTTGGTCCGTCTTCTATCAAATTTTGTGATGAGGAGAACGCGATACTTTGTGAGATGGCAAAGCACCATGAGGCATTAAGGAGAAGAGAAGCAAATGCTGAAAGTTGAAAATGTCGAAGTTCTTGGCTGGGAGCACGCTATTCGTGGTATGCGAAACCCTAAAAACTCTTGGGCGAAAAGCGATAGCGGCCCGAAATGTCCTTATGGGAAAGAAAAATGTTGCGGAGAATGCCAGCAAAATTTCTGCATTGGCCCCAACGATAAGCAACTCATGATGGCCCTCCGCAACGCTGGTACGGATCATCGCAAGTTCATGCGGATGATTACCGTCTATCTCGACATCACCGCCCCGCTGTACTGGTGGAAAGAGTTCGACACCTATAAGGTCGGTACGGTCGCCAACTCCTGCTCTACGATGCACAAAATCGCAGCAAAGGAGTTTACACTGGATGACTTCAGTCACGAGCATCTGGTTGATGACCTCGATGTCCGTATTGAAATTGGAGGAACCGATCACAGAGATACGGGGCCCATGGAAGTCCTTGGCATGACGATTGATGTGCTAAATCACTATCGCGAAAAATATCTTGCAGCAACGAAGACTGAGGAATACACCGGCCTCCCCGCCAAGGATATTTGGTGGCAGATGATCCAGCTTCTCCCCAGTTCCTACAACCAGAAGCGGACGGTCATGCTGAACTATGAGGTTCTGGCCAATATCTACAAATCCCGTCGGCATCACAAGATCGATGAATGGCATACACTTTGTGACCGGATTGAAAGTCTGCCTTATTCTGCGTTGATTACTGGCACTGCCGTTTGACACCACTCCGGCTGTTATGATACAATCATAAAAAAAGAAATCATGCGCAAAAAGTACATCGCCTATTATGGAAGGAGGTTGTTAGGCTATGGCTGAACGCAACGATTCTCACCTTCTGGATGGTGGTGATTCTGTGGGTATGACGGATAACCAGTACAAGGGTATGCTGCTTGACCAGTTAGAAGACTGGCAGGAAATCCTTGACCTGGCAATCGCAGCCGGGAACACCGAGATTCAGAAAAAGGCTGAGAAGCAAATCGCGAAGATCAACGAAAAGCTGAAATTCTAATCTCTACCCAGAGGGAAGGGCTTGTGGAAACACAGGCTCTTCTCTTTTTATATTTTTTCAGGAGTGTGAACATTATGATGCCTAATGAGTACCAGAAAGAGGCACTTCGGACCGCATCCGGAATGTCTAAGGAATACCCTCGTATTCTCAATGGCCTGATGGGTCTGAACGGCGAAGCCGGAGAATGCATTGATATTCTCAAAAAGCATCTTTACCAAGGCCACGCTTTCGATAGCGAACACATGGCAAAAGAACTTGGCGATGTCGCATGGTATCTGGCCATCAGCGCAGAAGCTATCGGATATGATCTGGAGACGATCTTCCAGATGAACATTGATAAGCTCCGCGCCCGCTATCCCGATGGCTTTGATGCCTACCATAGTCTGCATCGCAGAGTAAATGATATTTGAAAGGAGCTTGTGAAAATGGATGAGAAAAAAATCCACTCAATCATTGATGAAGCAATGGCGGCTCGTGACCGCTCTGTGTCCATTTATATTTCGCCTGATGGCGGTGTTTCTGTTTCGGTCTTCCCGTGGCCGGATGAGGAGACACTCCGCAACATGAGAGCCAGCGGTCTGATCTCTCACAATGACTACCGGACACGACTTGGCCTGTCGCCTATGAAAGACTAAGGAGGAGCACGATGAACGAAAAAGTTCTGAGACATAAGGAAATCTGCGATGGGCTGAACGAGCTCTACGCACGCAAAAACCACGACTATGGCGACAGCTTCCATACCACTTTCGTCGAGGAAGGTCTCGCTATGGCCCGTATCCGTCTGGGGGATAAGTTCTCCCGCTTCAAGACCCTGTCCCGCCTTTCCTGCAATGACCGTGACCAGCAGCAAGTTACGGATGAGTCCATTCGTGATACGCTGCTCGATCTCGCAAACTATGCCATCATGACTGTGTTGGAGATGGATACACCGGATGAGAGTCATGCGACTCTGTACGCTTATGACAAGCCTATCTATACTGTTGGGGAGGATAAGCAAAATGAAAGCTAAGAGAGCGCTTTGTATGCTTGCGGCGATCCTCCTCGTTGTCGCCATGATGCTGATGTTCCTGACTGGTTGTAACAAACAAGTCATCGACACGACATTCAGCTATGACAATGCTATCCTGGCGCTTCCTGATGGCTCCGTCGTCAGCGGGAAAATCGAGAGCTGGAAAGACTATGATGACGGCGATCAGATTCAGGTAAAAATTGACGGAACTACATATCTGGTTCATTCCGTCAACATCGCACTGATAAAGGAGTAATGATTATGTGGAAGCGCGAACTGATCCGCAACAAGATCTATGCGGTATTGATGGTGCTGGCATCTTTGCCGGTCGTTATTTTGGAGAAGGATGGTACGGTCCTTCTCCTTTCTCTTTTCTTCGGAGTTCCGATGTTCTTCGCAAAAGAAAACTGGATCATGGGAGGACCCGTTCATGAAAGTAAAGAAAGCCGGAAAAAGAGTGTTCGGAGCCGTAATGTCTGCTGCCGAGAAAAAGGCTATGGACATGGAGATACAGCGACAGCTCGCAGAGTACGATCGAAAGCATATCCGAGAGATCGACGCTCTGGTTCTGTGGGAGCTGCGTGAACAGCTCGGCTTCGGCAATAAGAGGCTTAAAAAAATCTATGACAACTTCTCCCGCGGCATCGAGGCTTTGATCCGTCGTTATGAGATGGAACAGAGCGATGATGTCTGGCTCTGTACCTACAAGCTGAAAGAGATCGGCTGTGATCTTGAAAAATGGGAGAAAGAAAGAGGTGACAAATGAGCGACCGAAAAAACTCGGAGGGCTACTCAGATCCGACAGCCTACCAGGCCATGATGAACCTTGAAATCGAGGAGCTTCGCTTTAAGAAGTTGCTCAGGTCTATCAAGGATGTGTGTGACTTGGCGGACTTTGAAATCGAAGGTCGTGTCGTTCTAATCGACAAACGGTCCGGACGAGTATGGAGGTAGCCTCTCCAAACCGCGTGAATTTGCCCCGGTTCTGTCTAATCTAAGATAGGATTCGGGGCTCTTTCATGCGCAAAAATTGTGGCCACTTTTATTTTGAAAAACGGGCTTCTGCCCACTTTCTTTCAGAAACTTGATATATTTGGGCGAGTTGAGAGACTTGTAGAGATGGTTCTGGCCAAAAAAAGTGGGTTTTTGGCCGGTTTTATTTGAAAAGTGGGCAGGCTGAAACCGTTGGTACACAAGGCTTTGCGGGCTTTCTGCCCACTTTCCCACTTTTTTCTTTAATTAGTGTGAAGAAAAAATGTAAAAAATATATATAAGTGACGAGAAAAAGTGGGTTTTTGGCCAAAGCCTAATTTTCCTCAAAAACTCTGACTTCCTTTTCGTGCGCGAGTGTGATATACTAAGCTTGCGACACAATTAAATCTTCTTATCCGCTTCACTATGGGAGAATTACTTGGCAACAAGTGTTTCTCTCTTAACTCGTTATACCCATAGTGGTGGTAAGAGGATTGTGTCGCAGCAATGAGAGATGCGCTTTTGCAGGGTGCATCTCTTCGTTGGGGCGCACCTTTTTTTATTTGCACTCTTACGAGGGGAGGACGGAGCGTGGCACGGCCTTATACTGAACAGCAAGTTCTCAAGAAACTGGATATTCCAGATTTCAGACATTTGACAAAAGAAAAAGTCATTGCTTTTGCGACAATGGTTCCGAAGATGAACCCCGAAGTTGCAAAGAAAGCTCTTGAGCAATTTCCGAACTTCGCTTCGACTTCACTTGATGTTTTGAAAGAGTACCGCAGCGTCATCCAGGAAGCGATGGAAGACGATCGAGAGAGTATGCGCAGTTGTTACGATATGTATAACCGCGTGATGGATTCTCTTGAAAAAATGCTGGACAACGACGACCTGACATTTGAGCAGAAGACTTATATTCTCGATCAGATGCAGGAAGTTGCCGCAGCGGTAGCGGATAAGGACTCTGAAAAATCGAGGAACCGTTTGAAGCTCATTGGGGTTATCGGCGGCGTAGCTGCTGCCATTGTCGCGGCTTTGGCTTCGAGTCTTGGAGGTAACATCGCACTGAAAGAAAGCAACAACATTGATGATGACAACATAACGGATTTATGAGAAAGGACAGACAGCATGAGTAAAGGTAACGGAAAGCGTAGCACTGGTGGACTGATCCTCGATGTGATACTTACTTTCTGCACAGGAGGTCTGTGGCTTATTTGGATACTCATTCGGTATCTGCGAAATAATAGCTGACCCTCTGGATATTTGACCGAGACGCTTGAAAAGGTGTCTCGGCTTTTTTTATGCCCTTTTTGGCTTCCGCAGAAAAAACAGGGTCTTTTATGGAGAAGAGAGAGATGTGTTACACATTTCCCTCTCTCCATTTTATTTTTTGTCGAAAGGAGGTCATTTCGTGGCCAGAAGTTCCAGACTTGAGAGCGGATTTCAAGACCGTTTAATCGAGTCATTGAAAGCGTTGTTCCCTGGATGCATGGTTTTCAAGATGGACCAAATTCAGGGACTCCCCGATCTGTTGATCCTTTATGGCGAGAAGTGGGCCTCCCTCGAATGCAAGAGGTCTGCGACAGCCAAGAAGCGCCCAAATCAGGACTACTATGTCGAGAAGATGAACAATATGTCATTCTCTCGCTTTGTGTGTCCGGAAAATAAAGAGGAGGTACTGAATGAACTTCAACAGGCATTCCAACCTTGAAGGTCAGCACGCCTTCCTTGGTGCAAGTAAGTATCACTGGATCAATTACACCGATGATAAAATCGCGGACTCCTATGTGAGATTTCTGGCAACACAGAAAGGAACTGTTCTTCACGCATTCGCCGCTCAGTGTATTCTTTTGGGGCAGAAACTTCCCAAGTCTCAGAAGACTCTGAACATGTATGTGAATGACGCTATCGGTTATAAGATGACGCCGGAACAGATCCTCTACTATTCCCCGAACTGTTTCGGAACGACCGATGCGATTTGTTTCCGAAATAATTTTCTTCGCATCCATGATTTGAAGACCGGAGAAATTGATGCTCACATTGAACAGTTGGAGGTCTATGCCGCTCTGTTCTGTTTGGAGTATCATATTCGTCCAGCCGACATTGAAATGGAACTGCGTATCTACCAGCACGACCAAATTCTGTACCATAAGCCGACTGTTGAGGATATTCTGCCAATCATGGACAGGATCATCACAGCCGATAAGGTCATCAACAAAATTAGAGAAGAGGAGGGTTAAGCTATGGACCTCGTAGAGGAAGATATTCTGATGCACTATGGCGTCAAACGGCGCTCTGGGCGCTATCCGTGGGGTTCCGGTGATAACCCTTACCAACATGGCGGCGACTTTCTTGCTCGCGTTGAAGAGCTTCAGCGGCTCGGCAAAACTGAAAAACAGATTGCTGATGAACTTCATCTTTCGACGACTGACTTGCGGATGCAGGTTCGCGTCGCAAAGCATGAACGCCGTGCTCTTCAGGCAGACCGTGCCCGTTCTTTGCGGGAAGACGGTAAGACGCTGGATGAGATCGCCTCGATCCTCGGTTATGCGAATGACTCTTCTGTTCGCGCACTGCTGAATGAGAATACGGCAGCCAATAAGAATAAGGCGCAAGCCACGGCAGAGATTCTGAAGAAAGAGCTTGCGGAAAAAGGAGCCATTGATGTAGGCACCGGCGTTGAGCGGCAGCTTGGCGTTTCTACCGGTGTTCTTCAAGAGGCTCTTTTCATTTTGGAAACCGAGGGCTATAACCGCTATGGCGTCGGCGTTCCCCAGGTAAACGACCCGAAGAAACGCACGATCACCCCCGTCATTTCCGTTCCTGAGATTGACCAGAGAGAGGTTTATCAGAACCTTGATTTGGTAAAGTCCGTTGGTGACTACCATTCTACTGATGGTGGCGAGTCTTGGGACAAGCGTGAGTATCCAGCGAGCATTGATTCCAGCCGTGTGAAGATCCTTTATGGTGATGAGGGTGGCGCACTGAAAGACGGTGTCATTGAGATCCGTCGCGGCGTTGCTGACCTTGATTTGGGAGACTCTCACTATGCTCAGGTTCGTATCCTTGTGGATGGTACTCATTACCTCAAAGGAATGGCTATGTATTCTGACGATATGCCCGATGGCGCAGACATTGTCTTTAACACCAACAAGCATACCGGAACACCTAAGATGGATGTTCTGAAAAAAATTCAGGATGATCCCGACAACCCTTTCGGGGCCTTGATTAAGGCTAATGGCCAGAGTCACTATATCGACGCCGACGGCAATGAGAAGCTTTCTGCGATCAACAAGCTGAAAGAAGAGGGCGACTGGGACAAGATGAGTAAGAATCTTTCTTCCCAGTTCCTTTCCAAGCAGCCCATCCAGCTTATCAAGAAGCAGTTGGATTTGACTTACGCTGATGCTGCTGATGAGTTCTCGGAGATCTGTTCGTTGAACAATCCCACCGTAAAGCGGAAGCTCCTGTTAGACTTTGCGGATGAGTGCGACTCGGCTGCTGTCCATCTGAAAGCGGCTGCTCTCCCTCGTCAGAGCACGCAGGTCATACTACCGCTCAATGCGATGAAAGAGACCGAGATCTTTGCCCCGAACTATCGTGATGGCGAAAAGGTTGTGCTAATTCGCTATCCGCATGGTGGTACCTTTGAGATCCCTGAGCTTACGGTCAATAACAAAAACCCGACTGCCGTTTCCGTTCTCGGAAAGAACATTCGGGATGCTGTGGGTATCAACCCTAAGGTTGCAGAGCGTCTTTCTGGTGCTGACTTTGATGGCGACCAGGTCGTTGTCATTCCGACCGGTGGGAGGGTGAAAATCCAATCTACCCCCGCCCTTAAGGATTTGAAGGACTTCGATCCTAAGACTGACTACTCAACTGAGGGCAAGACTGGCGTTCGGCTCCTTGCAAAGGGTGCTGCTACACAGAGACAGATGGGTGAGATTTCAAATCTCATTACTGACATGACTCTGAAAGGCGCTACTGAGCCTGAGATCGCAAGAGCGGTCAAACACAGCATGGTTGTCATTGATGCGGCCAAGCACAAGCTCGACTACCGGCAGTCTGAGAAAGACAATGGTATCGCCGAGCTCAAGAAGAAGTATCAAGGCTTTGACGACGAGACTGGTCACCATGGCGGCGCCTCTACACTCTTATCCCGTAGAAAGCAGGATGTTGAGGTACCGGAGCGTCAGGGCAGCGGTGTCATTGATCCTCTGACAGGAAAAGTCGTTTACAAGGAGTCCGGCAGAACTTATGTGGACCCCCGTACCGGAAAGACGGTAGCGGCAACCACTAAGGTTAAACGCATCCTCGCAGTTGATGATGTTCGTTCGATGTCTTCTGGAACGCTTCAGGAAGAGGCCTATGCTGACTATGCCAACAAGATGAAAGACCTTGCCAACAAGGCCCGTCTTGAATACAAGGCTACCCCTACTCTGAAGCGCTCTGCCAGTGCGGCCAAGGCCTTTGAGCCCGAAGTGAACCGCCTTATGGCTGCTCTCAAGGTCGCACAGTTGAATGCTCCTCTTGAACGAGAAGCTCAACGAATTGCAAATGCTCGTGTAAAAGCAAAGGTTCAGGCAAACAACATTACTGACAAAGATGAGATTTCCAAGATCCGTCGTGCTGCCATCAGTGATGCCAGAAATTCTACTGGCGCAAGCGGAAAGCGAACTCGCATTACAATCAGCGATGGCGAATGGACTGCAATTCAGTCTGGTGCAATTTCAGACACAACCTTGAGCGAGATCTTGCGCTATGCCGAACCGAAAACTGTCAGAGAACGAGCAACGCCGAGAAGAACAACGCAGTTGTCCGATGCTCGCATTAGCAGAATCAAAGCAATGGCGAATTCTGGCCACACAAATGCTGAAATCGCTGAAGCTTTGGGAATTTCGACTTCTGCCGTTTCCAAGTATCTGAATTCATGAAAGGAAGTGAGAGAAAATGGCTCAATCATGCGCGCTAACTACGACAGATAATCCGTATGATCCCTTTACCCAGTACGATGCTTGGTATCGCTTTGATGAAGGCAAAGGCTATCACTCTTGCGCTTACCTGGCCCGTATAGCCAGGACTTCCGATCAGCTTTCAGATGCTGAAAACGAACAGGAACTTGAGCGTGCCATTGACGACATCATCAAATACGATCCCCTTGGGATCTACAAAAAAGTAAAAGCAGACACAAAGGATTCGCCTTCCGTGAGTGCATAAAGGCTTTAGCAGCCTCTTTCGCTCAAATCGGGAGGCTTTATCTTTTGCTCTGCTTTTACAACACGATAAGTTTTAACTCCAAGTCACCTTTTGCTTAGCGAGATTACCTTGCTTTCTAAAAGGTATAGGGGGGGGGTCGCAAAAACAGCACCCCCTCTGCATCGCGGCGGTCTTTGAAAATTCTCCGGGGGATATTTTTGAAAAATGTTTTTCGGGGTTGGGGGCAGCCGGCGGGAGTTTTGGGCGACGAGACAGGGTTTGAACGGGCCCACAGGGCTGATATTTCACCTCCTGATGTGTTCTTCTTTCCATGGAATTGCCACGACCGGGTCATGCAAGTGCTTTCTCTACCTCCATCTTTCATTTGGGGATTTCTCCTTTCAACTTGTTCAGCCAGTCAGTTCTGTGGGTTCTTTCAAGCCCTTTCTCAAAGTCCAAATAAGTAATACAAAACACAGTGCATACTATGATCAAACACAGCGAGAGGAGGTGGCAAGGATGGCAAAGGCCGCAAGATCATCTGAGAAAGTACCTAAATCCCGTGCGGCTCTTACTCCTGAAGCAAGAGAGAAGCAACTGATTGCCTTAGCCATTGATGTTGCCGAAGAGCAGATGCGCAACGGCACTGCTTCCTCTCAGGTGATTTCCCATTTTCTGAAACTCGGCTCCACCAGAGCCCAGATTGAAAAAGAATTGCTTGAGAAGCAGAGGGATCTTGCCGCGGCAAAGGCCGAAGCGATCGAGTCCTCCGCCAAGATGGAGGATCTGTACCTCAAGGCGGCCATGGCTATGAAGAGCTATCAGGGGCAGGAGGATGAAGAGGATGAATATTAAAAGCTATTCAGAACTTGTTCTTCTTCCAACCTTTGAAGATCGCTTTGAGTATCTTCGGCTTGATGGCATCGTCGGCGAAACAACTTTTGGCTTCGACCGTTATATGAACCAGGTCTTTTACAGGTCGCTGGAATGGAAGAAGATCCGAGACACGGTGATCGCAAGAGATCTTGGCTGCGACCTCGGCATCGAAGGTCACGAGATATTTGGTCGAGTCATCATTCACCATCTGAACCCGATTCGGCAGAGAGATCTTCTGGAACGGACAGACATTCTGCTCGACCCTGAGTATCTCATCACAACGACCCATGAGACGCATCAGGCAATTCACTACGGTGACAAAAATCTGTTGCTCACCGAACCACCGCAGCGGACAAGGAACGATACTTGTCCCTGGAAACATTAAACCAAAGGAGGAACCGACTATGCAGAATAATCCTCGTAAGCAGGACATCATTCAGGAGCTTCGCGGTAAGCGTCAGGATGTGACGGAACTCTGCACTGAGGCAGAAGCGGTCGATGAGCCGCACACTGGCTCCGGTATTGTTACGGATTGTCTCTATCTGAATGTACGTAAGCTGCCCGACATCAACGCAGATGTTGCGGTCGTCATTGACGCGCTGGCACAGGTCTGCATTGACTTGGATGCATCCACGGAAGACTTTTACAAAGTTCGCACTTCTGATGGGGTCGAGGGCTTTTGTATGAGAAAGTACATTGCCCTTTCCAAGTAAGGAGTGCATCTATGGATACGACTGAAAGCATCCTGACATCAGTGAAGAAGCTTCTCGGAATTGACGAGAGTTACACTCACTTTGACGCCGACCTCATCATGCACATCAACTCCGTCTTTTCCATTCTTGGGCAGATGGGAGTTGGCCCAAAGAAAGGTTTTGCCATTTCAGGGGCTGATGAAAAGTGGTCTGACTTTCTGGAGGATGACCCCGGTCGGCTTGCCCTTGTAAAATCTTATATGCACCTTAAAGTTCGGCTGCTTTTCGACCTGCCTACCGCTTCCTCTGCTGTTGACGCGATGAACCGTCAGATCAGCGAGTTTGAGTGGCGGCTTTTCGTGGCGGCCGATAATGCTGCAAGAGAGGAGGAAAGTCAAAATGGATGAACTTTGCCACTATGGCATCAAAGGCCAGAAATGGGGTGTTCGCCGTTTTCAGAATTCGGACGGCAGTTACACCTCTGAGGGAAAACGCCGCGCTCAGCAGCAGGAGAAGAAAGATCCTGTGAAAGAGATGAAAGATGAAGACCTTAGAAAGGCAATCAATCGGTTATCTCTGGAAAACAAATATAAGGATCTGACTAAAAAGCCGACCCCGCCCTCCAAGCTTGAGTCGACCAAGAAAGCTGTGGATGCCACTTCCGAACTTGTCAATCGGGCGAAGAAGATGGATCAGGACAGCCGCAAGGCTACGAAGAAAGAGCGGATGGACCTGAGCAAGAAGACCGACAAGGAGCTTCGCGACCAGATCAACCGCGAGCTTTTGGAACGGCAGTACAACGATCTGTTTGCCAAGGAGTCGGTGTCCAAAGGCCGCCGCTATCTTTCCGATGTGCTTGACAACGCCGGAACGGTTTTGGCTGTCGGCAGCTCGGCTCTGAGCATTGCTCTCGCAATTCAGCAGTTGCAGAAGAAGGCGGGGTAATACTTGATGGCCCTGTCGAATACTGCTGTTCCCCGGTATTACGGAAAGTTTCGTGAAGCAGTGATTCGGGGTGAGATCCCTGTCTGCAAAGAGATTTCGATGGAGATGAACCGGATCGACGATCTGATCGCAAATCCAGGAATCTATTACGATGATAAAGCTGTTGAGGGCTGGATCAAGTATTGCGAGGCAGAGATGACCTTGACGGATGGTTCCGATCTTCACCTCCTTGACAGCTTCAAGCTGTGGGGCGAGCAGGTATTCGGCTGGTATTACTTTGTGGAGCGCACGGTCTATGAGCCGAACGCTGACGGACGAGGTGGGCACTATGTCAAGAAGATGATCAAGAAGCGGCTTGTGAACAAGCAATACCTGATCGTCGGACGAGGCGCCGCTAAGTCGATCTATGATTCGTGCATCCAATCATTCTTTGAGAATGTGGACACAAGTACGACCCATCAGATCACGACAGCTCCAACCATGAAGCTTGCCGAAGAGGTCATGTCACCAATCCGCACCGCCATTACAAGAGCCCGCGGCCCCGTATTCCAATTTCTGACCCAAGGCTCACTTCAGAACACGACCGGTTCGCAGGCCAATCGCGTCAAGTTGGCTTCGACCAAGAAAGGCATTGAGAACTTTCTGACCGGCTCTCTCATTGAGATCCGCCCTATGTCGATCAACAAGCTGCAAGGTCTTCGATGCAAGATCGCAACCGTAGACGAGTGGCTCTCCGGCGACATTCGCGAGGATGTTATCGGCGCTATCGAGCAGGGCGCTTCCAAGGTGGACGACTATCTGATCGTGGCCACCAGTTCGGAGGGTACTGTTCGTAATGGCGCCGGCGACACCATCAAAATGGAGCTTATGAGCATTCTCAAGGGGGATTATCCAAATCCGCATGTTTCGATCTGGTGGTACAAGCTCGACTCTGTCGACGAGGTCGGCTATCCGGAGATGTGGATGAAGGCGAACCCGAACATCGGAAAGACTGTAAGTTACGAGACTTATCAGCTTGATGTGGAACGCGCCGAGAAAGCGCCTGCTGCAAGGAATGATATTCTTGCCAAGCGTTTCGGACTGCCGATGGAGGGTTATACCTATTACTTCACCTACGAAGAGACACTGCCGCATCGCAAACGCGATTACTGGCAGATGGCCTGCGCGCTGGGCGGAGACCTTTCTCAGGGTGACGACTTCTGTTCGTTCACATTTTTGTTCCCGTTGCGTAACGGTTCTTTTGGCGTGAAGACCAGAAACTACATTACTTCCAGAACGCTGAATAAGCTGCCCGCTGCTATGCGTAATAAGTATGAGCAGTTTATGGATGAGGGCAGTCTTGTCGTTTTGGATGGAACGGTTCTGGACCCGATGCAGGTCTATGAGGACTTGGACGAGTACATCGTTGCGTGTGGGTATGATGTCCGCTGCTTTGGCTATGACCCATACAACGCCAAGGAGTTCGTGGAACGCTGGGCGGCTGAGAACGGCCCGTTCGGCATTGAGAAAGTCATTCAGGGCGCGAAGACGGAGTCTGTTCCATTGGGTGAGCTGAAGAAGCTGGCCGAAGACCGGATGCTCCTCTTTGACGAAGAGCTGATGACCTATGCCATGGGCAACTGCATCGCCATGGAAGATACCAACGGAAACCGGAAGCTGATGAAGAAGCGGTACGAGCAGAAAATCGACGCTGTGTCGGCTATGATGGATGCCTATATCGCTTACAAGCGGAATCCGGAAGCATTTGAATAAGAAATGAGGTGGAATATGGATTTTTACAACAAGCCATCTCCGGCCTTGTTTCTGATGCATTACGGTGTAAAAGGAATGAAGTGGGGTGTCAGGCGCACACCAGAAGAGTTGGGTCATAAGCCGAAGCAAATGGTTGAAAAAACCACAGAACCCGGTATAATAAAGACAACTGTTTATGGGCATAGCGCCACCCCAAAGCAAGCTGCCCCGAATTCTATCGCAGATCATGTTCGAGATGACGGAAAGGTCGATGTACGCAGTTTTTACGATGAAGATGGTTGGAAAGCAAAAGACATTCATTTGAGCAACCACGGAAATCCGAAGCATCATTCTTTTGGCGAACATGGGGAGCACATTGATCTCTATGAGTGGAATGAGGATGGCAGTGTGAAACGCATTGAACGGCGTGAACTAACAGATGATGAGAGAAAGGAGAATGAAGACATTCTATGACTTTGAATGAACTAAAAGCCGCTATTTTGGAGAATGGAACGGGCATCTACTTTGAGTTTAACGGAAAAAAGTGTGGTGTTGAGCCTGAAGTTCAGGATTCCGTATTTACATTTACCATGTGGTATGGAGACAGCTTTAAGGACTATTCCGATTTCGATGAATTGCTGCTTGATGGGTTCTTTGATGGCAAGTCGATTGTCGATCTTCTTGACATCATCGAACCGAGTCTCTATTGAATTCAAAATGGAGAGCTAAATCATTTACCATGCTCCGCAGACTTTGAACGGTCTGCGGAATTTTTTATGCCATGAAGGAGGTGATGAGTTCCGAATGGAAATGACAGTTGCCACGCGGCTAAAGCACGCATGGAATACATTCATGAACCGAGATTCTTATGTTTCTCGGATGTCGATTGGGCCGAGTTACGGTTATCGCCCCGACCGTCCACTCTTCAGCCGTGGAAATGAGCGTTCGATCATTACCTCGGTCTATAACCGTATTGCGCTGGATGTCTCATCTATGACCGTTCAGCATGTGCGGCTGGATGGCAGCGACCGATTCAAGGAGGTCATCGAGAGTGGGCTTAATAACTGTTTAACGGTAGAAGCCAATGTTGACCAGACCGGAAGGGCCTTTATGCAGGACATTGTTATGTCGATGCTGGACGAGGGCTGCGTTGCTATCATCCCTGTTGATACAAACTTTGATCCTGAGAAAACCGGCGGCATTGACATCGAGACGATGCGGACCGGCAAGATTCTTGAATGGTTCCCGCAGCATGTAAAGGTTCGCGTCTACAATGACCAGCGCGGTGAGAAAGAGGATATTCTTGTTCCCAAGAGTACCATCGGCATTGTGGAGAATCCTTTCTATGCTGTCATGAATGAACCGAACTCTACGATGCAGCGGCTTATCCGAAAGTTGAACCTGCTGGACGCCATTGACGAGCAGAACAGTTCCGGAAAGCTGAACCTCATTATTCAGTTGCCGTATGTCATCAAGACAGAAGCACGTCGTCAACAGGCGGAATTGCGCCGACAAGATATCGAGAACCAGTTAGCCAGCTCCAAATACGGTGTTGCATACACTGACGGAACTGAGCATGTGGTCCAACTGAATCGCCCCGTCGAGAACAACCTGATGTCCCAGATCGAATACCTGACGAGTATGCTTTACAGCCAGTTAGGTTTGACCCAGGGCATTCTGGATGGCTCTGCCGACGACAAGACGATGCAGAACTACCTGACTCGAATCGTTGAGCCAATCCTCTCTGCCATTGTTGATGAGATCAAGAGGAAATTCCTCACTAAAACTGCTCGGTCGCAAAAGCAGTCCATCCTGTTCTTCCGAGATCCCTTCAAGCTGGTGCCTGTCGATAAGATCGCTGAGATGACTGACAAGTTCACCCGCAACGAGGTCATGACCTCGAATGAGATCCGGCAGAAGATCGGCATGAAGCCTTCTTCCGACCCAAAGGCGGACGAGCTGCGCAACAGCAATCTGAGCGCACCGGCGGAAAGCACGCCGGCATCAACACCGAAGGAGGACAACAATCAAAATGGAGAAGAAACTTAAGTACGACTTCAGCGGCTGGGCGACGCGCAATGACCTTGTGTGCAGTGATGGCCGCACCATTCGCCGTGATGCGTTTGCACATTGCGACGGAAAGACCGTCCCCCTCGTATGGAATCACCAGCATGACGACCCGACCAATATTCTTGGCCATGCGCTGCTGGAGAACCGCGAGGATGGCGTTTACGCTTACTGCACATTCAACGAAACTGCTGCCGGTAAGGCTGCTAAGCTGATCGTGCAGCACGGAGATGTGGATTCCCTGTCTATCTATGCCAACGGCCTGAAGCAGCAGGGCGGAAATGTGATGCATGGTGACATCAAGGAGCTGAGCCTTGTGGTCGCCGGTGCAAATCCCGGAGCATTCATCGACTTTGTCGATCTTGCTCATGGAGAGGGCGCTGAGCAGGAAGTCATCTTCTGCGCCAACGAACCTATCACGCTCGCCCATGCAGATGAAGGCAAAGCTGATGATTCTGCCGATGACGGCAAGAAGTCCGCTGATGGCGACAAGAAAGACACCGGAGACGGCGACACCGTTGAAGATGTCATCAACAGCCTGACCGAAAAGCAGAAGACCGTTGTGGTTGCTCTGCTCGCCAATGCTATGGCCCACAGCGATTCTGACGACGATGATGGCGAAGAGAAGAAGGATGACGGCCACATCGAACATTCTGACAAATCCGAAGGAGGAGACAAGACTATGAAACACAATGTTTTCGAGAAGCCTGAGGACAATCAGGCGACCACCCTGAGCCATTCCGCTCAGACCGAGATCATCGCCAGCGCCAAGCTCAAGAGCGTCGGCACTCTTCAGGGGGCTATGAAGCTCTACGCCGAGCAGCATAACGATACTCTGAAGCACGGTATCGACGACATCGAGGCCCTGTTCCCCGAGTATAAGGATCTGCGCACCGGCGCTCCTGAGCTCATCACCCGTGACCAGGGTTGGGTCAATGTGGTCATGAACAAGGTCCACAAGAGCCCTATCAGCCGTATCCGTACCCGCAACATGGATGCCCGCGGCGATGATATCCGCGCGCATGGTTACCAGAAGGGCAAGAAGAAGGTTCCTTCCGGCAACATGAAGCTGATGAAGCGCACCACCGATCCGCAGACCATCTACATCACTGACTCCATGCACCGCGATGACATCATCGACATCACCGATTTCGATGTGGTCGAGTACCAGTACGGTGTGATGCGTCAGACTCTGCTGGAAGAGGTCGCTACCGCTATCCTGATCGGTGACGGTCGCGATGAGGCTGATGAGCACAAGATCTCTGAGGAGCATGTCCGTTCTATCTGGAATGACGACGATCTCTACACCATCCACTATGATGTGGACATCGAGGCTGCCCGCAACGAGCTTCAGGGTACCGGCACCGCTTCCCGTTTCGGCGAGAACTACATCTACGCCGAGGCAATCATCACGGCTGCCCTTTACTCCCGCGAGAAGTTCAAGGGCACCGGCACTCCCGACTTCTTCTGCACGCCGCATCTGGTGAATGTGATGCTGCTGGCCCGCGACACCAACGGTCGCCGCATCTACAACTCCAAGGCTGATCTGGCTGCTGCGCTGAACATCAATGAGCTGCACACTGCTGAGCAGTTCGAGGGTCTGGCCCGTACCGACAAGACCGGCAAGAAGCATAACCTGCTGGGTATCTTCGTCAACCTGAGCGACTACACCGTCGGCTCTACCAAAGGCGGCGAGATCACCCGCTTCAACCAGTTTGACATCGACTTCAACCAGGAGAAGTACCTGATCGAGACTCGTCTGTCCGGCGCACTGACCAGACTGTGGTCTGCTATCGCACTGGAAGAGCCCGTGAAGGCCTCTTCCGGCCAGACCGAGGATACCGGTCACGACGGCACCTAAGGGAGAAAATTCAAAATGGCAAAATTTTACGGACCGGTAGGCTATGCTGAAACGGTGGAAACGGCGCCTGGTGTATATGTGGAAAAGATCACGGAGCGGATGTACTTCGGAGACTTGACCCGTAACACCAGGCGTCTTCAGTCATCGGAAACGCTCAATGACGACATCAATGTTGCAAATGAGATCAGCATAGTCGCCGATCCGTTTGCCAACCAGAATTTCCACCGAATGCGGTATGTTGGCTTTATGGGGGCAAATTGGAAGATCTCCAATGTTGAAGTCCATTATCCAAGACTGATCCTGACGATCGGAGGTGTCTACAATGGAGAGACTGCTTCTTCAGAAGACGCTATCTGACATTCTTGGATGCCCCGACCGAGGCGAAAAGTGCCGTGTGTACTTTCAGCCTCCCGCCAGCAAGGAAATGATTTATGACTGCATCGTTTACGAGCGCAGCCGTATTGAACCTACTTTTGCTGACAATCAGCCCTATGCGCTTCACGACCGGTATCAGGTAACTGTGATTTACAGAAATCCTGACAGCGAGATCCCAAGCAAGATCGCGCTTCTTCCGATGTGCAGCCATGAACGCCACTATACCAAAGAAAACCTGAACCATGATGTGTTCAACCTATATTTCTAACCTTACAAGGAGGAAACAGCTATGAAGATCAAATGGGATGAAGTCGGCAAGCGTCTGTATGAGACCGGCGTCGACCACGGCGTCCTGTTCCCGATGGGCGAGGACAATGCATACGGCAAAGGCGTGCCCTGGTACGGCCTGAGCGCCGTTAACGAGAGCCCCTCCGGCGGCGAGCCTAATGCCGTATGGGCGGACAACATCAAGTACCTGAACCTGATGAGTGCCGAGGACTTCGGCGCCACCATCGAGGCTTACACCTATCCCGATGAGTTCGAGGCCTGCAACGGCTGCGCTGAGATCGCCCCTGGCGTCACCATCGCCCAGCAGGATCGCAAGATGTTCGGCTTCTGCTATCGCACGCTGATCGGCAACGATACGGTTGGTACGAACTATGGCTACAAGCTCCATCTGGTGTACGGTGCGCAGGCTTCTCCCTCTGAGAAGAACAACCAGACCGTGAACGACAGCCCCGAGGCTGCCACCATGAGCTGGGAGATCAGCACCACGCCTGTGGATGTTCCCAATTTCAAGCCGACCGCGCATCTGGTCATCGACTCCACCAAGACCGACAAGGCCAAGCTCGCGAAGCTGGAGGAGATGCTGTACGGCACCGATGGCGACCAGGCCACCGAACCCACGCTTCCGATGCCAGAGAAGGTCATCGAGCTGCTGAAGGCTGCCGGCTAATCCACGGTACAAGAACTTCTAAAGCGGGGCTCTCTTCACCGAGGGCTCCGCTTTCTTTAATTTTTGAAAGGAGAAAGTATCATGCTTAAGAAAACCATCGCTTATACCGACTACAATGGTACCACTCGCAAGGAGGATTTTTACTTCAACCTGACGCAGGCTGAGGTGACTGAACTGGAGGTCTCTGTTGAGGGAGGCCTGGTCGAAATGATCAACCGCATCGTTGCCGCGCAGAATGGCAAGGTCATCATTGAGACCTTCAAGGACATCATTCTGCGCGCTTACGGTGAGAAGTCTCCGGATGGCCGTCGATTCATCAAGAACCAGGAAGTCCGCGATGCCTTCGCTCAGACCGAGGCGTACAGCAACCTGTTCATGGAGCTGGCAACCGACGCTAAGGCTGCAAGCGAGTTCGTAAACGGCATCGTTCCTCCCAAGACGGAAAAGGCAGCCCCGGCCGATCAGAGTGCCGAAGCTCCCGCTGTTCCTGAAAACTGATGATAATGAGGACCGGCGATGCTGAAGATCACAGTGCCGGCTACCGAATTGTTTGACGGGGTCGGAAACTTTATCAACACCAAGGAGCAGACGCTCCAGTTGGAGCATTCGCTGGTCTCTCTTTCAAAATGGGAAGCCAAATGGCACAAGCCTTACTTGTCCCGCAAGGCGATGACCATAGAAGAGACGATCGACTACATCCGGTGCATGACACTGACACAGAATGTCGACCCGAATGTGTATAAAGCGATCACTCCATCAAATTTGAAGACGGTCACGGAGTACATTGACGCTCCGATGACCGCCACGACCATCTCCAATGCAAAGAAAAAGGGTGGAAGCCGTAAAATCGTCACGGCAGAGGTCATTTATTATTGGATGATCTCCTACGGCATCCCGTTTGAGTGCCAGAAATGGCATCTGAACCGACTTCTGACCCTTATCAATGTGTGTAATGTGGAGGGGGCGCCGCCTCAGAAGCTTTCGAGAGCGGAGGTTGCCGCGCAGTATAAAGCGCTGAACGCTGCCCGACGGAAGCAGTGGAATACAAGGGGGTAACACAATGACAGAAAAAGAACTGAGAGCCAAAGTAGTCTCGATCGCAGAGAAGTATCTCGGATGCAAGGAAAGCAATGGCTCGCATAGAAAAATCATCGACCTCTATAACAGTCACAAACCGCTTGCACGAGGCTACCCCGTGAAATACACAGACGCCTGGTGCGCAACTTTTGTGAGCGCTGTGTTTATTGAGGCCGGCTTGACAGAAATCGCGCCGACCGAATGCGGATGCGGAGCAATGATCAATCTTTATAAGAAGATCGGTCGTTGGGAAGAGAATGATGCCTATATCCCCTCTCCGGGTGATGTTGTTATGTACGACTGGCAAGATAACGGCGTGGGTGATAATACCGGTGCCGCTGATCATGTCGGTATTGTGGTGAGTGTTTCCGGAAATTCCATCAAGGTCATCGAAGGAAATATGAGTGATGCCGTTGGGTATAGAACCTTGCGGGTGAATGGCAAATACATTCGAGGCTATTGCCTCCCCAAGTATTCTGCCAAAGCTGGTTCGACAGGTTCCAACACGACGACACCGCCGAGTAATGGCTCGGTAAGCAAGCCCGCAAGTGCTAAAAAGGCATCTGAGGCAGCAAGGTCTTTCAATAAGACTTTGGCCGGTACTTATGTTGTAACGGCGAATGTTGGGCTGCATATCCGTAATGGTGCAGGAACCGGTAAGGCCAGTCTCGCCGTACTTCCCAAAGGTACAAAAGTTGCAAACTACGGGTACTACACGCTTGTCGGCAATATAAAGTGGCTTTATGTTCAGGTCACTTACAAGGGTGTCGCATACACCGGATTTTGCAGTTCTCAGTATTTGAAGAAGTAAACAAGTGCAATTTGGAGGAAAACATGATCACGTTCAGACAAAAGGGCGACTTCTCCAAGCTGACGAGGTTTTTGGAGAGAGCCAAAGAAACGGTGCATCTCGGAGACCTCGATCAGTATGGCCGAGCCGGAGTGGCCGCTCTTGCGTCTGCAACGCCTGTTGACTCTGGAGAAACGGCCCAATCGTGGTATTACGAGATCACGAACAAGAAGGGTTTTGTGAGTATCTCGTTTCACAATTCAAATATTCAAAATGGAGTTCCAATCGCCATCATTTTGCAGTATGGACATGGAACTGGAACCGGCGGCTGGGTAGCGGGACGTGATTACATCAATCCTGCTATCCGGCCTATTTTTGATCAAATCGCAAATGACGCATGGAAGGAGGTCACGAAGACATGAGCACAACGATCGACGAGAGAGTTGTTGAAATGCGATTCGACAACCGTCAATTCGAGGCGGGTGTGAAGACAAGTTTGTCCACGCTCGACAAACTCAAAGAGGGTTTGGATCTGGACGGTGCGGCTAAAGGTCTGAAGGGCCTTGGCGACGCAGCTAAAAAGTGCGACCTTTCGACCCTTAGCAATTCCGTCGAGACTGTTCGGATGAAATTCTCGGCGCTCGAAGTCATGGCGGTGACCGCCCTTTCAAACATTACCAACTCGGTCATCAATACCGGAAAACGGATGATCGAATCGTTTACATTGGAGCCTCCCAAACAAGGCTTTGACGAATACGAGCTTAAGATGGGCTCTATTCAGACGATCATGATGAGCACCGGCGCATCGTTGGAGGAGGTCAACAAGTATCTTCAGGAGCTGAACACCTATTCCGATAAGACAATTTACTCTTTCCAGGATATGACCTCCAATATCGGTAAGTTCACGAATGCCGGCGTCGGCCTTGAAGATGCTGTTATGGCTATCCAGGGCGTGTCGAATGTGGCTGCCGTATCCGGTGCAAATGCAAACGAGGCTTCCCGTGCGATGTATAACTTTGCGCAGGCCCTGTCCGCAGGATATGTCAAGCTGATCGACTGGAAATCCATTGAAAATGCGAACATGGCAACAGTGGAATTCAAGACGCAGCTTTTGGAGTCGGCTGTTGCGTGCGGAACTTTGACGAAAACCGCAGACGGAATGTATAAGACCGTCAAGGGAAATGTCATCGACGCCACACATAACTTTAACGATTCTTTGCAGGATCAGTGGATGACGACGGAAGCTCTTGTCGGCACACTTCGTAATTATGCTGATGAAACGACCGACATCGGCAAGAAGGCATTCGCTGCTGCACAGGATGTTAAGACATTCTCACAGTTGATTGACACCTTAAAGGAAGCTGCGGGCTCCGGCTGGGCGAATACCTGGGAAATCCTCTTTGGTGACTTTGATGAAGCCAAGGAATTGTGGACTGGTCTTAGTCAGGCGATCGGCGGATTTATTGATACGCAGTCTGATGCTCGTAATTCGGTACTTCAGGGATGGAAAGACCTTGGCGGCAGAACCGAGCTGATCGAGTCTCTCAAGAATATGCTCAAGGGAATCGGGACAGTTATCAAGCCGATCACAGAAGCCTTTCGTGATATTTTTCCGCCAACTACTGCGGAACAGCTTCATAATCTGACGGAAGGACTGCTGAAGTTCACAGAAAAGTTGACGCTTAGTGACACTGCTTCCGAAAACCTGAAGAACACCTTCAAGGGTCTGTTCGCCATTCTTGATATTTGCAAGCGGGCAATCGGTGCAATTCTGGGTCCGGTCGGTTCTCTTCTTGGGAAAGTAACCGGCTTAGGCGGCGGTGTTCTCGGCGTGACCGGCTCTATCGGAGAATGGCTCGTCAAGCTTGACGAAGCGATCAAGAAGAACGACGCCTTTGGCAAAGGCATTGAGGAAATCTCTGATTTTGTGAGCGGTGCTGTTACGGCCATCAAGAATTTTGCCGAGTCTGTTCGTGAATACCTCGGTCTGCCGACGCTTGACGAAGCGAAGGAGTCTATGAAAGAACTCTTTGGTACTGCCGAAGAGAATATTCAGGTTCCTGGACTGGAACTCCTGCACACGATCCTGGAGAAGCTGAAAGAGCGTGCCGGTCAGGTCAAAGACGCTATTGTCGGTCTGAAAGATGGCATCTCCGATGCGTTTTCTAAGATTGGCGGAAATACCGATGTGTCGAAATTTGCCGCATTGATCCAAGCACTATCCATTGCCGCTAAGAAAATTGGCGGGGGTATTTTCGATGCGCTCGGCAACGGCATCAATAAGATCGTAACTGCGGTGAGTAACGCTGATTTTAGCGGAATCATCGACCTGCTGAACGGAATTTCTATCGGCGGTATTGCGATTGCCATAACCAAATTCACCAATAGTTTGACGAAGCCCTTTGATGAAGTCGGAGGTCTTCTCGACAATGTGAAGGGGATTCTGGATGGGGTTCGTGGATGCTTTGAGGCGTATCAGACGCAGTTAAAAGCCGGAACTTTGCTGAAAATAGCAAGCGCTATTGCGATTCTGGCAGCATCTATCGTCGCAATTTCTCTTATTGATAGTGAGAAGTTATCTGCGTCACTGGGAGCTATTACGGTTCTCTTTGCTGAACTGATGGCATCCATGTCGGTCTTTACCAAAATCAGCGGAGATGTTAAAGGTGCGGTGAAGAGTTCGACAGTGATGCTCGCCATGTCCACATCCATCCTGATCCTCGCATCAGCGCTGAAAAAGATCGGTGACTTGGATGGCGGACAGCTTGCAAAAGGTGTTGCCGGTGTGACGGCCTTGATGGCGGCGATGGTCGGTGCGGTGAAGTTGCTCAACATGAGCGGCGGTTCTTCAATGAAGGGCGCGACACAGATGGTTCTCTTTGCGGCTTCCATCAAGATCCTTGCATCGGTCTGCACGGACCTTGCAACGCTTGAATGGAATGGGCTTGCAAAAGGGCTGACCGGTGTCGGCGTGCTGCTGGCGGAAGTCTCACTCTTTATGAACACCGCAAAGTTCAGTGGAAAGTCTTTGACAACAGCGGCGGGAATCGTCATCCTTGCCTCGGCAATCAAAATCCTGGCATCCGCCTGTAAGGATCTCGGTAGTCTCGATTTCGGACAGCTTGTGAAGGGGCTTGGCTCCATTGGTGTTCTTCTGGCGGAGATCACGGTCTTTACCAAGTTGACCGGCGATGCAAAGGGTCTGGTGTCCACCGGGATCGCGATGATCGGGATTGGCGCTGCTATGAAAATCTTTGCTTCCGCGATGGGCGACTTCGGAAACCTTGACTGGAATCAGATCGCCAAAGGGCTTGTCGCTATGGGCGGCGCATTGGCCGAAGTGGCTATCGCTATGAAGGTGATGCCGAAGAACACGATAAGTGTTGGCATTGGTCTTATCGCTGTTGGTGCGGCACTTGAGATCGTGGCAAACGCCCTCGGAAAGATGGGCGGTATGACCTGGGAAGAGATCGCAAAGGGGCTCGTCACAATGGGCGGCGCTCTTGCAGAGCTTGCCATCGGTCTGAATGTGATGAACGGTACTTTGCCTGGTTCTGCCGCCATGCTGGTAGCGGCTGGCGCATTGGCTATTCTGACTCCGGTGCTGCTGGCTCTTGGCTCAATGAGTTGGGAGAGCATTGCCAAGGGGCTTGTGACGATTGCCGGTGCATTCACCGTAATCGGTGTGGCCGGTCTTGTGCTGACTCCTCTTGTTCCGACGATTTTGGCACTTGCCGGAGCATTTGCGCTGATCGGTGTCGGTACCGCAGCTATTGGAGCAGGTCTTCTCGCTGCCGGTGCCGGACTGTCGGCTATTGCAGTCGGCATTACCGCCTTGGCTACTTCTCTTGGCGCAGGTGTGACAGTTATTGTGGCAGGACTCAGCGCGATCATCACAGGGATTGCTGCGTTGATCCCTGCCGTTGCCGAAAAGCTCGGTGAGGCTATCATAGCGTTCTGCGGTGTAATCGCTCAGGGAGCTCCCGCTATTGGAGAAGCTGTTAAGGCCGTCGTTCTTACGCTGGTGGATGTACTTGTTGAGTGTGTCCCTGCCATTGCTGACGGTGCATTGGCACTGCTGTCCGGCGTACTCGCTTCTCTTGCAAACTATACTCCGGAAATCGTTGACTCTGTCATGCTGTTCCTGATCAACCTGCTGAATGGTATTGCAGAGCGGCTGCCCGAACTCATTCAGGCGGCAGTCAATGTGATCGCGGCATTCTTCTCCGGCATCATTGATGCTCTGGCAGGACTTGATACAAGCGTATTGGTGAAAACCATCGCCGGAATCGGTCTGCTGTCCGGCATTATGGTCGCATTGGGTGCGGTAGCTGCATTGATCCCCAGCGCTATGATAGGTGTGCTCGGCATGGGTGCTCTTATCGCTGAGCTGGCGATCGTTCTTGCTGCTGTCGGTGCCCTTGCGCAGATCCCCGGCCTTTCCTGGCTGATCGGAGAGGGCGGCAAGCTGTTGGAGCAGATCGGTACGGCTATCGGTGGGTTTGTCGGCGGCATTGTCGGCGGATTCATGAGTGGTATCTCCAGTCAGTTCCCGCAGATCGGCAGTGATCTTGCAGCGTTTATGACAAATGTTCAGCCGTTTATCGACGGCGCAAGCAGTATCTCTCCGGCGATGTTCAGCGGTGTTCAGGCATTGACAGACGCGATATTGCTGCTGACGAAGGCCGAGCTTGTGCAGGGTATTGCGTCCTGGTTCACTGGTAGTTCTTCTCTTTCGGATTTTGCTGATGAGCTCGTTCCGTTCGGAGAAAGCATGACGGAGTTCAGCAACGCAATCAGCGGGATGGACGCCGACCTTGTTTCCAAAGCGGCGACTGCCGGTAAGGCACTTGCAGAGATGGCCACAACGCTGCCAAACAGTGGCGGTGTAGTCGGCTTCTTTGCCGGTGAGAATGACATGGACAAGTTTGGAGAGCAGTTGGTTCCGTTTGGTAAGGCCATGAAGGACTACTCTCTCGCCGTTAAAGGAATGGATGTCGGTGCTGTCAGCAATTCCGCTTCTGCCGGTAAGGCGCTCGTGGAACTCTCCAATACCATTCCGAACTGCGGCGGGCTTGTGAGTTTCTTCACCGGAGACAACAGCATTGCCGACTTCGGCGACCAGCTCGTTCTCTTCGGCAATGGTCTTGCGGCTTACTCCGCCTCTATCGAGGGTATCAACATGAGCAAGCTCTCCGGCGCGATCACACAGGTCGAGAAGCTGGTGGCGCTTGCCGATACGGTGAAGAATATGGATCAGTATGCATTTGTAAACTTTACGAATGCGCTGGTTCTGCTGGCAAACACAAGTATCCAAAACTTTACTGACGCCTTCTATAACAGTGGAGCTACCGTGAGCACGGCGGTCATCTATATGCTCAATTCCGCAGGCACGACCATCCGGCAGAACCAGACGATCGTTAATGTGGCGATGGCTGAGCTGATGCTTGCGATGGCCGCGACCGTGAAAGCACATACCACGAGCATGAATACCGCGGTCGTGCAGATGATGGTCGGCTTCAGTACCACGATCCGCAGCAACGGTGCTTCCGTGCGGACGGCGATGCAGTCTGTCATGCTGGTCGTTGTGGCAGAAGTGAACAACTACAAGGATCAGTTCAATGAAGCCGGCAGGAATGTTTCGCAGGGCTTTATCAACGGCATCCGCTCGAAGCTGAGCGGCGCCTCTCAGGCGGGCCGTGATCTGGGTCTTGCGGCACTGAATGCGGCAAAGAAGGCGCTGGACAGTCATTCTCCCTCCCGCGAGTTTATCGAGCTTGGTAAAAACATTGGCGAGGGTATGACCATCGGTATCAACAATGCTATCGTTCCGGTTTCTTCGGCTGCGGCAAAGATGAGTGATGAAGCCATCAAGGTCGCACAGAAGGGACTCGACTCCTTTAAGGATTGGGCGGAAGAGCGGAAATATTACAGCGAGCTCGGCTTGAAAGAGGAGCTTGCCGGATGGGAAACGCTCCAGAAGAAATACCGCGAGGGCAGCGAGGAACGAAAGCAGATCGACCGCGAGGTCTATCGTGTTCAAAATGAGTTGGTTACGGCCACTTATCAGTATTCGATGAACTGGATCGAAGAGCAGAAATCGTATAACAAGCTGACTCTTGCAGAGGAACTGGCTGCCTATAAGCGTGTTCAGAGCCGATATGCCAAGGGGACAGAGCTGCGGAAGAAGCTCGACCTGCAAGTTTACCAGTTGGAGAAAGAGATCAGCGACGCGCAGAAACAGTATATCTCTGATGTGCAGTCTGTGCAGAGCGAGGCGAACCAGAAGCGGCTCGACCTGGAGGAAGAGTACGCCGATAAGGTAAAGTCGATCAACGCGCAACTGGCGAGTGATATTCAGGCTGAGAACGACAAGTACGAGAATGCTCTGAAATCCCGCGAGGATTCCCTTTATAAGTCCTATGGCCTCTTTGACGCTGTGAAGGAGCGTGATGAGGTCAGCGGCGACACCCTGATGAAGAATCTTGAGGGTCAGGTCAAGGAATTTGGCGAATGGCAGGATATTTTAGAGTCTCTTGCCGGCAGAGGACTTGACAGTGACCTCATCGAGGAACTTCAGGATATGGGTCCTGACGCGATCGCCCAGATCAAGGCGCTGAACAACATGAGCGACTCCGAGCTTGAGAAGTATGCTGACCTCTGGAAGGTCAAGCACGCAATGGCTCGCGAGCAGGCGGTCGGCGAATTAGAGGGGCTGCGCGAAGAGACTCAGCAGAATATTGCAAAACTCCGCGAGGAGGCCGATCAGGAGCTTACCGAGTATCGTGTTCTCTGGCAGGAGAAGATGAACCAGGTTACGGAAGATGCCAACGCTCAGTTGGAACAGCTCCGCAGAAGCTTTGAGGAAAAGGTTGGTCTTATCAAGAACAATACTGAGGATGAGCTTCAGGAGATGGCCGACACGGCGCAGAAGGTCTTGACGGAAGCTGGTTGGGATGAGACCGGCAAGCAGATCGTCAAGGGGCTTACTGAAGGCGTTCAGTCTGAGAAGTCCAGCTTTGTTGACGAGATCACGCAACTGGCTCTTGCAGGCGTACAGGCGGCGAAGTCGACACTGGACATCAACTCTCCATCGAGGGTGTTCCGTGAGATCGGTAACTACACCGGTCTTGGTTTCGTGAAAGGTCTTCAGGACTATGTTGACCGATCTTATGTAGCCGGTTCTGAGATGGCGGAGTCGGCCGAGGGCGGTCTTTCCGGTGTGCTCCAGACCATTGCCGACATTGTGAGCGGCGGGTTCGACATGGAGCCGGTGATCCGTCCTGTTCTGGATCTCTCCGCCGTATCGGCCGGAGCAGACGCCTTGAACAACCTATTCTATTCGCAGCGAGCGGTCGGCCTTGTCGGGCAGGCTGCCGTTGCATTTGAGGCACAGCGCGGCGGAAGCAGCCAGACAACCATTTCCGTCGACAATGATGATGTTGTGGCAGAACTCCGCACGCTTCGAGGTGAGATGGCTTCGATGCTGGAACGCATGGAGAAGCTGCGTGTTGTGCTGAACACCGGTGCGCTCGTCGGCGAACTTGCTGAACCGATGGATGTGGCGCTCGGACAGCGGTCTACACAAAGAGGAAGGGGGATTTAAGTTGTACCATTCGATCACATTTGGTGATAAGAACACATGGGACGATTGGCGGCTTGTCCCCGCTTCCCGTCCGCTATTCAATCCACCTGCACAAAAGGTGAAGACTCTGGATATTCCCGGTGGGGACGGCGTCATTGATCTGTCGCAAGCCCTCACCGGGTATCCGGTGTATCAGAACCGGACAGGGTCTATCGAGTTTATTGTCATGAACAACTTTAAGCCGTGGCACATGGCTTACTCGGACATTATGGACTATCTGCACGGACAGACCATGCGGGCGATCCTTGAGGACGATCCTGAATATTTCTACGAAGGGCGCTTCACAGTGAACGCCTGGAAGTCGGAAAAGGACTGGTCGCGGCTCGTCATCGACTACGATGTCGGCCCGTACAAGTGGAAAAACCTTTCCTCCATCGACAACTGGCTATGGGACCCGTTCAACTTTCAAAATGGAGTCATTCAGGCAGCTTTGTTCCGCAACATTGCGGTGACGACAGAGATGAAAGAGATCGAGCTGGACGCGGTGATGTACGGACGGGCTCCGGTATGCCCCAGATTCATTGTGCAAAGCAGTGAGGGACGCGGCGTTCATGTCCGATTTGTCAACCGTCAGCTCAGCATCGACCTGACAAAGCTTTTGCCAGATGGAACCATTCAGATCCCTGAGTTTATTCTGTTTGGCGACTACGGCGGGACGATCTATCTTTGGGTCGACGAGGGAACGGGGACCGTGTCCGTTGATTTCAGACAAGGGAGGTTGTAAGCGATGTATTCTGTTTATGCCGATGGCGTCTGCATCTACAATGATGCCTTCGCGTTGGACAACATGAAGCTTGCAAACCCCAAGCTGACGCTGGAAGACAATGCGGCCGGTTCCTTCGTGATGACGGTTCCGCCCTCCAATCTCGGATACAGCACCATCATTCGTATGGTGACTGACATCGCCGTCCACAAGGACGGAAAAGAGATCTGGGCGGGGCGCGTCCTCTCTGAAAACGAGGACTTTTACCTAAACCGGGTACTTACTTGTGAGGGCGAGCTTGCATTCTTCAACGACAGCACGCAGCCGCCTGCGGAGTACGCCGGAGGGACGATCCGTGAGTACCTTGAGGCGATGATCGCCATTCACAACGCAAAGGTCGGAGACAACCGGAAGTTCACCATCGGCATTGTTACTGTGGTGGATGAAGATTTTCCGACTTATTACACCAACTATGAAAAGACCATCACGATCTTGAATGCGTTGGTGGCGCAGTACGGCGGTCATCTGCGGGTTCGTAAGGAATACGGCATCCGCTATCTCGACTATTTGGCGGATTACCCCGACACTTGCAGCCAGACGATCCAGTTCGGCTCCAACCTCATCGAACACACCAAGGGATGGGATATGACGGAGTTCGCAACGGTCATCGTTCCGCTTGGCAACAGGCTTGACAAGAGCGAGATCGAGGCGCTGGACGCCTATCTGACCGTTGAGAGCGTGAATGAGGGCAGCCTTTATGTCCAGTCCTCCGAGGCTGTGAAAACCTATGGCTGGATCGAGAAAACAGTGACATGGGACAGCGTTTCTGATCCTGAAGCACTGCTGGAAAAGGCGAAGGCATATCTTGCCGACTTGCAGTTCGACAACATGGAACTGGAAGTGAGTGCTCTTGATCTCCACTATCTAAACGCGAATGTGGAAGCCGTGAAGCTGCTGGACGAGATCCGCGTGATCTCGCGGCCGCATGGGCTTGACCGTGTATTTCCTGTCACGAAGCTGGAGATCCCTCTGGACAGCCCGGAGAATACCCAGTTTACGCTTGGCGACACGGTGCAGACCAGTCTTACCAGTGTGAACAACCAGATCAGCGCCGCTATCCTTGAGAAAATCGAGGGTCTCCCAAAGGCGCACAACATCCTGAAAGAGGCAAAAGAAAACGCCACACAGATCATGACAGCAGCCACGACCGGCTACATCACGATCACACGGGACGAATACGGTTCTGACACGCTTTATATTTCAAATATCCGCGACTATACCAAAGCCGACAAGCTCTGGAAATGGAACATGAACGGCCTTGGCTACTCAAAGGATTACGGAAAGACCTTTGGGCTTGCCATTACAATGGATGGTTCTATTGTGGCGGACTATATCACGACCGGTGTTCTCAATGCCGATGTGATCCGTGCCGGTACGCTGAAAGATTATGGCGGAAACTTCTCGCTTGACTTCGAGAGCGGCAAGCTGACGATGAAGAAAGGTTCCATCGACATTGGAGACGGAAACTTCACCGTTGACGAAGAAGGCAACCTGACCGCACGCCGAGGCACCTTTGCGGGTACTCTGGCTGCGGCGAAAGGAACCTTCAGCGGTACGCTGGTCGGTGTGGACGGAAACTTTAAGGGCGTGGTTCAGGCCTCTGACTTCCTTGACCGAGCGGGCAACAGCATGATGGATGATGAGCGATTCAAGTCCAGATATCTGAGCGTCTACGGACTTACCGTTACCAACGGTGTCCGCACGACCTTTGCTGTTGATTCCAGCGGTTCCGTTACCATAGATGGTAAGGTGACGCTGTCCGCCGGAAGCACGATCAACTGGGCTTCCGTTACGAACCAGGACCTCACCTCCAACCCCGCCTACTCGCTGGCAAACACGGCGAATGCAAACGCGGCCACTGCAAAGAGTGCGGCAGACGACGCTTACGATGAGGCTTCTGCTGCATGGTCGAGAGCAAACAAGGCCTATCAGGATCGGTGCACCGACCAGAATGTGTTTGATGTGCTCACCTCCGGTGGTACGAAATTCGGTATTTTCAGCGACTCGTATAGTGGACGGCTTTACATCAATGCCGATTATATTCGTTCTGGCACCATCAATGCCGATTATATCGACCTGTCGTGTGATTATGGTGGATTCTGCAAAGGGCATGGCTCTGACGGTCAGCATACGACCTACGGTGCGATGATGTATGGTTCTAACGGTCCTGGTTGGGAGCCTTATATTATTGTTACCAATGCTGGCGCCCGTATCTCCGGTTCCGGAGCAGACCTTGTTGTTTCCAGCGGCATCACCATGAGTGAAGAGCCAAGTTACGGTTCCGACTTAAGGATCAAGAACAGCATCGACTATGATCTTGCCTCTTATGAGGCGTTCTTCCTGGCGCTGAAGCCATCCACCTTCAAGTACAACAAAGGTACTTCCGGGAGGAAACATTTCGGCTTTATCGCCCAGGATGTAGAACAGGCAATGCTTGACACCGGACTGACATCAGATCAACTTGCGGCACTTGTCAAAGATCCTGTCAAAGAGATCCTTTCGGATGGCATCACGGACTACCGTTACAGCATCCGATACGGCGAACTTATTGCGCTCAATACGCACATGATCCAGAAACTCTATCAAATGGTCGAAGAACTGCTTCAGCAAAAGGAGGGATAATGTTGAAGAAACAGCTTAAAAATTCAGAAATGGTCGTGATGGTCCAGAACCTGCGGCCGCTTCTTCAGCTCCGCAACAAGATCGGCTATATCGCCGCGAGGAACTTCCGGATGCTTTCTACTGCTTTGACCGAGTATGAAGCATTCAAACACGACCTCATCAACAAATACGGAGAGCCCGACAAGGATGAAAGTGGCAACGAGACCGGAACCATTTCCATCAAGGTGGGCTCTCCTAATTTTAAGGCTTTCTGCGACGAGCTTGCCCCGTTCAACGAGATGGAGCATGAGGTCGAGCTGATGACCGCCAAGTATGAAGATACGATCGGCTGTCTGAGCGGCGAGGAGATCCTGCTGCTCGACTGGATGCTGGAGGACTAAGGAAGGAGTGATTTAGATGGCTGATATCAGCAGCTTTCTGAAAAAAATCCTCAGCGCCATTTATGGCGAAGAGGTTCGCGGCTCCATCCATGATGCTCTGGCAGCGATGAACACGGAGTCCAGCAGCGCGATGGAGTTTGCCTCCACCGCCAAGGATTCCGCACAGGCAAATGCCGCGGCTGCCAAGAAGTCCGCAGAAGATGCCGAGAAAAAGGCGACAAGCGCCTCTGAATCTGCTGCCGCGGCTGCGCTCTCCGAGGGAAGCATCAAGACCTCTGAGGAAAATGTCAACAAGCAGGCCGCAGACGCAAAAGAAGCTGCCGCCGGTGCTAAGGCGTCTGAGACAGAGGCGAAGAACTCGGAAGAGATCGCCAAGCAGAAGGCACAGGAGGCCACGGACGCCAAGACAGCGGCGACGCTTGCCGAGGGAGAGGTCAAGGCCGCCGAGGAGCGCGTGAGAACCATCCGCTCAGAGGCCGAGACACTGGGCGCACAGGCTACTGCTGACCGCAACGCAGCGGAAGAGGCCCGTGCTGCTGCGGAAGCTGCAAGAGATGCGGCGGCGAACAGTCAAAATGGAGCAAAAGCATCGGAAGATGCCGCTGCTGTATCGAAGACGGACGCCGAAGCCGCTAAAACGGCTGCTGTGGACGCCCGTGACAAGGCGCAGACCGCTAAAACGGCCGCCGAGAACGCGCGGGAGTCTGCCGAGACCTCTGAGGCAAACGCCAAGACTTACAAGGAGTCTGCCGCAGAGAGCGCCGCGACAGCACAGCAGTACAGCGGCAAGCCGCCTAAGCCGGAGAACGGTACCTGGTGGATCTGGGACGCTGAGAAGGGCGCCTATGTGAACACCAACATCAGTTGCGAGCTGACCGGCCCGACCGGCAACGGTATCCAGAGCATTCAGTTGACGCAGGGCAATCATACGCCCGGCTCGACTGATATTTACACCGTTACGATGACAGACGGAAGCAAGTACAACATCGCCGTCTACAACGGTCTGAACGGAACGGGTACGGGCGATGTGCTCGGCATCCATTTCGATTTGGTGCTGCCGGCCTCCGGATGGTCGAACGGTTCCATCACTGTGGCGGAGAGCCGCCTTGTGGCCGCTGCCAAGTACAAATACCTCATTGATGCATATGAAGCCAGCCGTGAAGAATACCTCGAATGCAATGTGCGTCCGAAAGACATCTCCACGACCGGCTTCATCACATTTGTGAACGATACCGACCCGATCAAAGACATCACGGTGAACATCGTGCGTCTTGAACTGTCGGTAAATGCCGAAGAAGGAGGCGAATGATTTGAAAATCGCGATCAAAAGCTGCTTCACCACGCTGGTGGAGGACACTACACTGATCCAGAACGCAGCGACGCCTTATCCGGTCGAATTCGCCTTCAGCAAGGATTGGGACGGGTTCGCAAAGACTGCGCTCTTTGAGGCAGGCGGTGTCAGCATGGCTGTGGTGCTGAGCGAAGACAAGTGTGACATTCCGGGAGAATGTCTGAAGAAAGGCGGTATCCCGCTGAAGATCGCCGTTTATGGCATCAAGGGCGAGGAACGGAAGTCGACGGGCTGGCATGTGACCAGCAAGATCCTCTTCCCGGCCAATATCAGCATTGGCACAGGCGGCTCCGGAGCCCCGATGGGCGATGAAGCCTACAAGCAGATCATGGGAATCATCGGTGACCCATCGACGGCAGGTTTTGGCAACAAGACGCTGACCGAGGTGATCGTTGAGATTCAGAGGAGCATTTCCGGAACGGCCTCTGATAAAGAGGTGGACGATATGCTGAACGACGCCTTTGCTTCGAGCGACCCGGGCGGAAGCACACCCGACAACACCGCTTCTGACAAAGAAGTGGATGACCTACTCAATGATGTTTTCGGCGAACAGCCGTGAACAAATATATTTAAGGGGGACATGCAATATGTCTACTACCAAGCACACTACTATTGAACAGCTCAAGAAACTGGCGCTGCGCACAAAGAGCGAGATCGGCCTTGTCGACGCTAAGGTTGCTGGCCTGACCACTAAGGTCAATGACCTGGTGACTGCCGGCGGCGAGCCTAACAAGCTGGAAGGCATCAAGGTCAACGGCACTCTGCTGGCCCTGACCGATAAGATCGCCGACATCCTCATTGCTGAGGGCAAGACCAACGGCACCATCTCCGCCAACGGCGTTGATATTCCCGTTCACGGTCTGGCGGCTCTGGCCTACAAGTCTGAGGTCGCTGAGAGCGATCTGGCTGCCGCTCTGAAGGCCATCATCGACGCTAAGGCGAAGCAGGCTGACCTGGATACCCTTACCGGCAACGGCGAAGGCTCCATCAGCAAGATGATCGACGCGGCTATCAACAAGTTCGCCACCGATGTGACCGACGACAATGTGGTCAACAGCTACAAGGAGCTGATCGACTGGGTTGCCAAGCACGGCCCTGAGGCGACCAAGATGGCCGGCGGCATCAGCGAGAACAAGACCGCTATCGCCGACCTGAAGACTCTTGTCGGCACGCTGCCCGAGGGTGCGACCTCTACCACCGTTGTCGCCTACATCACCGAGGCGATCAATGCTCTGAGCATCGGCGATTACGCCAAGACGACCGAGGTGACTGCCGCGATCAACACCGCCCTGAAGTCTTACTACACCAAGACCCAGGTTGACGAAACATTTGTCAAGAAGACCGATATCGTGATGGCTACCGACGAGGAAGTCGACGCCATGCTGACCGAAGTCTTCGGCGCTCAGGCTACCGTCTGATCCAGCATATGCGAGCGGGGGATGGGGCTTCCTGTCCCCCGTTCCACCTTTTGAAAGGAAGGTAACAACACATGGCAGAGCATAAGCTTTCCACATTTGACCAGCTCAAAAAGCTGGCACTTGCGGGGAAGAGGGATTCCGCCAAGCAGGTAGCTGAATTGGCGGAGCTTGTTGCCGCCGGACTGGAGGATCTCCAGCATATCGGCATCTCTGTTACTCTGCCGGCCGCGAATTGGAGCGGCGGAGCGCAGACTGTTGCACATGCTTCCCTCTTAGCTGACAGCAACTATATTTATCTTGTAGGCGCAGACGCCGGTACCCGTAATGTGTACGACAATTATGGCGTGAGCGCAGACAATGTAACCACAAGCGGGCAGATGACTTTCCGGTGCGATACAACGCCGACCGTTGACTTGTCCGTCTTTATCATTCGACTGGAGGTCGGAACAGATGAGTAATGTTGGCAAGGTATTCAACCTTTCCGGCGGCGGTGGCAGCGGCTCTCCGAAGATGGAAAGTCTGACTATCGCCACCCCGCCCAACAAGACGGTCTATAAGTCCGGTGAAACTTTCGACCCCACCGGCATGGTCGTTGTGGCAAACTACGGCGAAGGTCTGATGGCAAATGTGACGGGTTACACCGTCTCTCCCTCCGTTCTTACGGACGGGGTGAGCGAAGTTGTCATCACCTACACCGAGGGTCGCATCACGAAGACCGCGACGGTTGCCGTGATGGTGAAAAAGGTGCTTGTCAGCATCGCCATCACAACGCAGCCAGCCAAGACGGTCTACCAGTATCAGGAGAGCCTTGATCCGACGGGCATGGTCGTGACCGCGACCTTCTCGGACGGGAGCACGGCGGCTGTACTGGATTACACCTATCCGACGACGAACTTCTCTACACTGGGGCGTCAGGTCATGAAGCTTGAATACACCTACGAAGGCGTGACGAAGAGCGTAGACCTTGCCGTTACGGTGCAGGGCAAGACCATTGCTGTTCCGACGCAGACGAACATCCCGACCTACAACGGTTCGGATAAGACGCCGAGCTGGAACGGCTACGATCCACTCAAAATGGAGATCTCCGGCGTTACGAGCGCCTCTGACGCAGGTGGTTACACGGCGATCTTCAAGCTGTCCTACGGCTATCTGTTCCCGGACGGCACGGATGAGGCCCGCGTAAAGTGGACGATCGACCGCGCTGTCATCTCGGCTCTGCCGACGCAGACGGGAACGCTTGTTGCCGACGGCACAAGCAAGACACCGAGCTGGAACGGCTATGACACCAACAAGATGACCATTGGCGGCGATACCTCTGGTACGGCTGCCGGTGAGTACACGGCGACCTTTACGCCGACTTCCAACTACAAGTGGTCCGACGGCGGCACAGGCGCCAAGGAAGTGAAGTGGACGATCATCTCGGTGCTCGTTTCCATTCCTTCGCAGAGCGGTACGCTGACCTACAACGGCAGCGCCCAGACGCCGAAGTGGCAGAATTTCGACAATGAGAACTCCTCTGTGAGCGTATCTGCCAAGACGAATGCCGGCGAGTACATGGCGACCTTTACCTTGAAGAAGGGTATGTGGACGGACGGTACGACCGCGGCAAAGACCATCAAGTGGACCATCGGCAGAGCTACCATCGCGGCGGTCCCCGCCCAGAACGGCACGCTGACTTATGACGGCAACCCGAAGACTCCTTCGTGGAACGCCGCCTATGATTCGGCAAAGATGACCGTTTCCGTGACGGCCGCTACCAACGCAGGAACTTACAGCGCTACCTTTACGCCGACTTCCAACTACAAGTGGTCCGATGGCTCTACGGGTGGTAAGACCGCCTCCTGGAGTATCGGCAAGGCGGCGAACACCGTGACGAACAGCCCGTCTTCCATCACGCTGAATACCAGTGCAAGAACGGCCACCTTTACGGTGAACCGCAAGGGCAACGGTACGATCACAGCCACCTCGAACAACACGAGCGTCGCGAAGATCAAATCCGTCAATCAGTCCAGCGGGCTTGTGACGGTGGAGAGCGTGAATGATACGACCGGCAACGCGGTCATCACAGTGAAGGTGGCAGAGGGGACAAACCATAAGGCAGCCTCTGATACCACGGTTTCCGTAACGGCGCAGTTCGTGACCATTTACGGCGTTGAATGGGATTGGACAAACGGCGGCTCTACCAGAGGCAAGCGCACGGACGCGGCGGCTGGCTTTGCTGAACCGAACCCCGCAGTAAATAACGGCGGAGGTTCTTCTCCCTTTGACGGCAAGATGCCGTGGAGCGGTATGGTCAAGGAGACTCGTGCAGGCGGCGTTGAGGTCAAGGAGCCGAAGTATTGGTTCAAGTGGACCAAGACCGGCAAGAAGCTCAAGCTCCAGATCGCGGACGGTCCCGTTGCGGGCTTCTCCGTTGACCCTGTGAATCGCGACCGCGGCGACGGCAAGGGAGAACTGGATTTCTCCTACATCGGCCGTTACCACTGCGCCAGCGGCTACAAATCCACCACGGGCGCCGCACAGCAGGTAAACATCACGAGAAGTAAGGCGCGCAGTGGTATTCATAACCTCGGCGCTAACTTCTGGCAGATGGATTTCGCTCAGTTCTGGTATGTGAACATGCTGTTCCTTGTGGAGTTTGCCGATTGGAATGGCGAGCGCATCGGCAGAGGCTGCTCTACGAGCGGTTCCAAGATGAACAACGGTCAGACCGACGCGATGGGTTATCACACCGGTACGACCGCGGCAAGCCGCGACAGCTACGGCTTCACGCAGTATCGCAACATCGAAGGCTGGTGGGACAATGTTTATGACTGGATGGACGGCTGCTATTACAATAATAACGGCCTGAATGTCATCAGCAATCCCAACAACTTCAGCGACAGCGCGAATGGCACGCTGGTCGGCACGCCCTCTTCGGGCTATCCGTCCGACTTCACCATTCCGACAGCAAGCGGTCTTGAATGGGCGCTGTTCCCGAGCGCGGCAAACGGCAGTCAAACGACCTATGTCCCGGATAACTGGGGCTTCAATGGTGGATGTCCGTGCCTGTACCATGGCGGTAGCTATGGCCAGGGCCAGAGTCGCGGTCCGTTCTGCGTCCACTACAGCTACGCGTCGAGCGCGTACGGCGACGTCGGCTGTCGCCTCCAGGAACGCCCGCCAAAGGCGGCGTGACTGTTCCCCTGAAGAGGTAGGGGTGCAGGGGTGAGGGGGCCGCAGCCCCTTCCCCTTGCATTTCACTGATATTTTAAGAAAAACAACAATTTAACATGGGGTCAACTGTGCAGCAGACGATGGTCCCGGATAACTGGTACTTCTATGGTAGATATCCGTGCCTGTGCCATGGCGGTATCTATTACCAGTACCAGGATCACGGTCCGTTCTACATCTACTACAGCGTCGCGTCGGACGCGTACGGCTACATCGGCTGTCGCATCCTTGCTGAGCCACAGGCTAACCCTCCATTTGGTAGTAGGGGTTCCTCACCCTTTCTATATCGCACGGTTGACCGCACAGCACTTGCTGAAGAAAAGCCGACAGGACACAGCTTAGCAATCATCAGCAGGTTTTGGACAGACATTATCAACCCAAGACGATGTTTGCACTGAAGAAAGTCGTCCGAAAGGAGTGCAGAAGACTTCAGGCATTATATCCGCCATACCAGGCGGCATAAAAAGGAGTGATTTTCATGAAAGTACAGGGAATGGTCAACCCCGGCAGCTTTACTGTGGAAGAGATCCCCGGTACCAAACGAAGTCTTGTCCGTCTCTACCAGAATGTGGAGGCGTGCAAGATCGCTAAGGATGCCGAGGACAAGGAAGGCCTTGACGGGTTCCAGTATGACGAATACTGCGTTGAGGTCGAGAGCTGGCCCGGACTTGCCGCCAGCGTGCGGGAGAACTACGACACCTACCTTGGAAAGGGTAAGGACAACGAGATCGACCGCAGTAACGATGCGTTGTTCCGCGCTCAGAAAAACACAGACTCCATCGTCCAGGATACGGACGCGATGAGCGTGGATCACGAATACCGACTGACCCTGCTTGAGCTGGGTCTCTCGGAATAATTGAGAAAGGAGGAAAACGACTATGCTGTATCGCACTCTGAAGCGCATGATCGAGCGCGGCCAGACCAACGGCCTTGAGGAAAAGATCGACATTTTCTTCGCAGCCGGCAAGCTGACCGAAAGCGAGTATCAGGAGCTCATCGCCATGCTCAAGGCAGAATGAACGCACCGGAGGATTGAGATGTGACTATTCAAGAGATTTTAGCCGGCGGGGGCGGTCTGCTCCTGATCCTTATGACCCTGGTGCAAATCGCCCCCGTCAAAATCAACCCCTGGTCAGCACTCGCTAAAGCCATTGGCAAGGCGATCAATGCTGACATTTCAAAGCGCCTCGACGAGATCGAGAAAAAGCTGGACTCACATATCAAAACGGATGATCAAGGCCGGGCCGATGACTGGCGAGCTGCGATCCTTCGCTTTAACAATGAGCTGCTTCGTCCGATCCGTCATACGAAGGAAGAATTCGTAGAGGTACTTGGGTATATCGACAAGTACGAGCATTATTGCGAAAAGCACCCTGAGTATCCAAACAGCCGCGCGGAAATTGCCATTGAGAACATTCGAGAGGCGTATAAGGTCCGGCTGAAGAAACGAGACTTCCTTCAGGACGAGGATAAGAAGGAGGTGGCGGCGCTGTGAGCAGGTGGGGCATCGGCCTTTCCGAGAAAATGAAAGCCTGCAAAGAAGCAGAACCGTTCACTGATATTTTGGAGGGGGATGGGGGCGTTCCTGAAAAGGACCCCCCGTCTTCTTCTAAAACAGGGTTCAAGGTCACCACGATGAAGATTATCGTGTGGGTCTGCATTCTCAACGGACTTGCATGGGTATGGTGCAGCTATATCCTTGCATTGCTCGGACGGGAGCAGATCGCAGAGGCTTTGTCACAGGTCGCGCTTAAGGAGATCATCGGCGTTGTGCTGATCTACGGTCTCAAGGCGCTGTTTGAAAACCTGAGCAAGAACAACTCATGGCCTGACAAGGGAAATTCTACTCCGCCTGAAGACGGAGTGGGATAACAGGAGGAAAAGAATATGGAGAGTGTACTGAACTGGTCTGTCATCATCAGCATCATTGGCGTGCTGGTGGTGCTGACGAACATTGTGGTACAGGTACTCAAGAAAGTAACCTGGGACAAGCTGCCGACGAATGCTCTGGCGATGATCGTTTCGCTGGTGCTGACGCTCGGCGCTTTCTTTGCATATTGTTCCATCAAGGGGATCGCTGTTGTGTGGTATATGGTGTTTGCCGCGGTGGTCCTCGCGTTCATGGTGGCTTATGCGGCAATGTTCGGATTTGACAAGCTGAAAGAAGCACTTGCGCAGATCCATAAGTAGTGATTAGAGGTCGAAAAAGGTGTAGGAGAGCCGGTTATTTCTTGACTACTCCTACACCTATGACCTAAAAGTGGCGTGGGGACTGGATTGGATGCTTCTATGATAGATTTTATAAATATTATATCAGAAGCAAGCCCTCTTTGTCATCTTATTATGTCTGGAAATATCAAAATGGCAGATATCAAAATCAAAATACCAGCATTATTGCTCAAATTTATTTAGATTCCGTATCATTTTGTGAGAATTTGTGAAGTTTTTTGCTTTGCTGCATGATATTATTAAATCACGGCAAGTCTTGAGGTATATCTAAGATTATAAAAGGAGGTCTCAAA